ATCTTCATTACGCTGAACATCTTCCATAATGCGACCAAAGGTTTGGTCAGCACCAGTATCTACAGCCTCAATTGACTGCTCAGACACCAGAGGGCGTCTGGCGTTTTGTTTTTGAACAAGAGTGGGGGCTGGAGCAGCGGAGCCGCCCAGTGAAGGTAAAGAATTCAAGTCTTGGTTTATTTCGCTTAAAACAGTAGGATCGTTTGCAAAAGTTTTTTGTGCCCAGTTTTTATAATCTTGAACTGTTTCTGTGGTTAGAGGTATATTTGGGTCTTGAATTTTATTGGCAAGATTAAGAAGTGAAGAAGGGGCTTCTGTATTAATATAATCTTCGTCAATTACAGACTCAACAACGTCAGACATAGAAGAACGAATTCTATCTAAATCTTTTTGTTGATTTCTTGCAGCGCGAGAAGCAAGGTCAGAAGAAGGAGCTGGGGCAACAGCGCCCGTGCTTTCTATGTAAGAACGAGGTGTAAAATCAATAGCTAATTGAGAAGAAGTTGTTTTGTAAGAATCTTGAACAGGGAAGACAGCCTCCCGCTCCGAACCCTTAAGCAATTGTGAAAGATCTGACTTAAATTCAGGTCCTCTTAGTTCTAACTGTCTATCACCAAGACTTGCTCTTAGATTCTCAAGATCTTGTCTTTGTTGTTGTGATTGATTTAAATAAACTTCTTTACGTTGTGATTTACCTTTAATATCAGGAACATAATCTTGCTCAGCAACAGAACCTAGCGGTCTACGTTCCACTGCAGCAGAATAAACTTCTTTTTTTGATTTACCTGAACGATCAAAAGGAATAGCTTTTGCTAGCTCCTGTGATGTAGGTTCTGGTATTGCTTCTTCCAGGGATTTAAACAATTGCCCCATTCTTTCGTTGGGAGGATCAAAAGATTTAGCTGGAACATTTAAGTCGGCAGTTTTAACACCGGTTGTTGCACCGGCCCCTTTGGGCCTCACCCTGCTAGCAAGTGCTTCTCGGAGCTTTCCAAACCTTCCACCAGTAGCGAGAGCTGCTGCACTGGCACCTAAGCCGGCAACCAAGGCTGTTTTACCTGTAGTGTCAATAAAATTACCCTGATCTAACTCTTCTTTCGTAGCTGAAAGCTGTCCTTGGCGAAATCCAACTACTTGAGGCGCAATTTCTGCCCTTTCTTGTGCATCTCTGGGTACAGGAGTGCCAGTAGCTCTGCTGTATGCGTAAAAATCAGCTTCAGATAAAGGCATTTGAAATTATTTTTATTTTTAGACCTTTTTATATTCTATATCTTAGATATTTATGTTTTATAGTAGATAAGTACAAGAAAAGTTCCCCATGAACGCTGAAACACGTAAACAACGTGTGGAAGGACTAGAAGCCATTAAGGCGAGAGCCCTTAACATGGCCGTCCAGGGTGCAGATTCGCTGGAAGTAAGAGACTTTATTACTGACGCGAAAACATCACTGGCTTACGAACTTCCGGATCGTGAGGCGTTTGATAAAGCAGTCAAGGCAACCTTGACTTATAAAAAGAAAAAGGGGAAATAATTTTAAATTTATTTTTAAATTTAATCGCCGGGGGTAAAACCCCGGCTTTTTTGTGGAATTTTTTGGGGTAATTAGGGAAAAATAGTACTATTTTAGACGTAATTTTATTGTATTTAATAAAAAGGCCGTATATAACCCTAGACGGGGACTAAAATTTCCTGACCAATCTCACATACCCCCGCCGACTGCGATTGCGTATAGAAAAAAAGAAAGGGAGGGACTTATGTATGAGGGAGGGGAGCGATCGAGGAGGCACGTTATCCACAACCTGTGGAAAACTTCCAGGGGGCTGTGGAAAATGTGACTGAAATGTTACCAAACCCACACATTTCCCGCACTAATTGGCGCGCGCTCCTACACACCATGGCCGCGGTACAGAACAGTTTGGATTGAACAGTACACAGGGGGACGCGCATCCTTACCACGCGTAAACTCAACTCTACCAAAGGTTATCCCATGTTCTTCGTCATCCTCAACGGTCAACAGCACAGCGCACACTTCTCCAAGGAGGAGGCCGACTCGGTTGCGTTCGATCTTTCGGTCGATCTCAACTACGAAGGTCACCCAGATGTGTGTGGCCACGCCAAGATATCCGTTCTCTCGTTCTCCGAGATGATGGAGTCTCCAGTTGAGATGGTCATCTGACCAGGCGTGATGCCGGGGGATCGAATCCCCCACTCAATCATTGCCCAAAGCGGAGATGGGCACCGCACTACCAGGAGTTACCCAATGGGTATTCGTCAGAAGCTTGCAATTGGTTTGGCTATTGCTTCCAAAGCAATAGCTGAAGATCAAAGCAAGGAAAAGTTCCAGGTGCAAATGGACCAGGCTCGCCACAAGCTAGCGAACTGGATTGCACCCAAAGCCAAGCTGATCCGTTAAAGCGGGTTGGGAGGTGCAAACCCTCCCACAGTTATTGCCTACAGCGGAGATAGGCACCGCACAACAGGAGAACACCTGTGGCCGACTACTACAACTCAGCTCTCTACGCTACATCTCCTGATGCCATGGCAGACATGGAGATGGGCCTTCCTACCAGGGGGATGCGAGGAGAGGAAGTCTTTCAACAGATCAAGTATCTGATGGAAGATGGTAATTCTCAAGTTCTTGGCAGAGACCAGGCTTTGCAACTTGCGGTCTGGGCTCTCAAAATTGCTGGGAAGTCTGATCTCAAGCATTCAGTTCTTGCGGAGCTTGTAGAGCTTCCTGAGAATTACGGCTGACCAGTAAAGGCTGGCACCAGGGGTTCAATGCCCCTGGCAGTTATTGCCCAAAGCGGAGATGGGCACCGCACAACTACTTTCTTCTGAAACACTTTGTAACATTTCCACATGAAATGGAGACTTAAGCGTGGCCCTGGTTCTCACATCCAGGTTGACAGCTACACCCGATCGCATCCTCCCGCCACCACCAGAGCTGTCGATGCATTCTTGTTTGTCATGGCATCCTTTGCTATGACTATCGTTATCGGCGCTGCTTTCGGCGTTGATGTCCTTAATCCTAATCCTATTAACAATGTCCAACATTCAAACAGCTGAGTTTGACATCAATGAGCCAGTGCATGTAAAGATTATGTTTCGCAATGGTCGTTTCATTGTCAATGTGCTGGATATGCATGGCATCTCTCATGAGTGGTGCGTGCCAGTATCTAGCCTGGCAACCACAACATCAAACTTAAGTTCAGTACAGGAACTGATTGGTTCCAAGTAAACTCATAGGGGGCTGCGCATCCTATAAACGCAGACAACTCAACCCTACGGAGACTCAACCATGTCCATGATCAAAGATTACCTGCATCACCAGATGGATCAGCTGGATGCAATGGCTGACATCGAGATGGATCGCAACGAATTATTGCAAGAGATTGCAGATACCCTAGCCGTTGACATCCTGAATGAGATCGCAGATCATCAGTATGAACAGGCTATGGATCAACCAGAGCCGAAGGAGTCTTTATTATGAACTCCTTTGATCAAACCACAGATGATCTTATGGATCATCTTCTCACCATCATCACTATCATTATCACGGAACTCTTGTCATGCTTCACCCAACCGCAGCAGCAATCGCCAAATCACTCACCGGCTACGAAAGTGTCGCCGGCACCAAAGAAGGCGAAGAGCAGTACCAGCCGGAAGTCACGTACGACCCAAGCAAGTTCGTCAAAGACGACAAAAGCACACATCCCAAAAACGGTAGCGTCAAGTGTGACTCCAAAGGGGTCTACTGGCTCTACTGGTACCCCAGCGAAGAAGCACCAGGGTGCTGCGCCATCGACGAAGAAGGCAAGAGCTACGCCTACCTCTACGAAGGATGGTACGAAGTCCCAAGTGTCGAAGACGTAGAAGACTATTGTTTATCAGAGACTGCAATTACTCCTTGTGGAGAAAACGAGGTCGAACCAGATCATCCTGATGGCTGGCCCTGCTTACTTGGATTGATGTGACTAGAAGGGGGCTGCGCATCCTATAAACGCAGGCAACACAACCCTACGGAGACAACAATGACCAAAGCAACTTCATTCCTTGGCATGGCACTTCAAAGGTTCATTGCCAATGCTCATCCAGATACATTGTCTTGGATTGAGGCTAACCTTCTTGATGACATGATCAAGATCGATAAGGATTATAAACTTCAAGAACAGTATGCAGAGGAAAGTCTCTTTGCATCTAAAGTGTTAGACCTGTCGATGAAACATGATTGGCCAGCTAGTAAGATTGAGGCTAGAGCCCATGAGATCTTAGATGAGCAAACTAAACCTCGAAACACTTGACGATGGTCAGATCAAAGTATGTCTGACTGAGGACCAGGTAACTGCATGCTGCTACGTCAGTAGCATGCACCTGGTAGATGAGAAAGAGAAGCAATTGCAACAATCAATTGCTAGACAGAAGAACAAGATGGGGGCTGCGAGGATCGAACTCGCCTCAGCCGAATTATGAGTTCGGTGCATTCACCAGATTGCTAAGCCCCCTGCATCGATCAGATCATACCTCTTCGATGCGCTTGATACAATGCTCCGCAACAAAAGCACAGACTAAACCAAGTGTAAAGATTGATTGGACAATCTTCAATTGTGAGAAGTTCAATCATGATAGGAATGAATGCCTACTGATTCACTCTGATCATTGAAAATATATCTTGGTGTGTTCCAGGATACAACGTCAGGGTATTGGGATTGTTCCATAGACAGGAACCCCCAAGCCCCCAGGGAGAACCAGGGATACATCTTTATTTCATATAGATACCTACTTCTCTTCCACTTAACTTCATGTCTAAACGTTCTCTTTTCAACTTTGACAAAGACATTAAAGGTTTCAACGTCACAGAACGTGGCGTCAAATCGTATTCCAGGCGACTGAAGCTTGGTCCCTTGTCCCTTACACTCAACGTGCGTGGTTCAGGTGTTCGTGCATCTGTCTCCGTACCAGGTACTGGGCTTTCCAAACAGAACATCCCTATCATCAACTTCAAATGACCACTACTCCACTCATCAAGACTAGCGAGACTCAACGTAATAAACGTTTGACTCTCATCAAAACCATCGTGAACAATGCTGATGAACTTCAGATGATCTGTTCTCGCATGGAAACATTTGGTGGCAGCTGGATGCGTATTCAAGCGCAAGCCTTGCGTGCCGCCGATCCCAATATCAGGCTCCGTACTCTGATTGCATTTCCTGAAATCATTCAGAAGTATGGACCATCTGGTCCCTTTGCTGACTGATCTTTATGTCAAACTCTATCAACAAAATTCTTGAGGTTTTTATCGATGGCAATCAATGCTTCGTTACTGCAGACATTGAAGACATGGTGCAAGTCCGTCCTGCCAGTAGTTGGAGTGATCCTCCTGAACCTGCTGAGTTCTGCTCTGCAACCTGCATGGGAAGATTTAGTATCGATGATCATGTCTTACCTTCCAACTTCTATGGCCCAGAAATGGAGCTGCTATGCGAGAGCATAGACATGGACTGGGAGGTTGCATCGTATGCAACTATTGATGACTAATCTTTGACTCACATCACTGGGCATCCTTACGGTGTAAGTCCCAGTGCTTTTATTCACTTCACCTTACTATCTCAAATGCAATTCCAACTTCCTCAAAACCTACAGCAAGCTTTGATCGACTATGATCCAAATCTAAAGAAGCTTGCACAACAAGACAAAGCAAACAAGACTGCCAAGAAGAATACAAATTCTCTGGGTGTATTTGATCTTAAGATTCCTCATGATGTTATTTCACCATCAGCTCTTGAAGCTGTGATGAAAAACATCAACACAAAACCTGCAGCAGAACGAGGATTTTATAGGTCTGATGATTCACCCTCTTTGTATAGACGTTTAGCTATTCAAAACATCTCTGGTATTTGGTATGCTGTCTGGACACCTCCAGAGGGTGCTGACTATCTTTATGGTTATGCTTTTGCATTCAATGCCAATGAATCAACCTACAAGAAGCTTGAAGGATACCTCAGAACTTATGCAGATGAATATGAGCCGAACACTAAATGTGGTCGCAAGTTATTCTATGTCCACTCTCATTGTGTAACTGCTCAAGATATTTGTGATAACAAACACTCGTGTCGTTCTCAATTTATTCACACACCTTATCTAACTTATCGAGATAATAATATTCACCATAAAGAAAGGATTCGAACTATTAAGCATGACATCATGGGTGTTTTTGCAGAAAAGAATTTGCAATGGGATGATGAAAATGCCTGGTATTCCAAGATTGTTGCTATGTCTCAAACTCCTTTTGAGTTTACACTAAAGCATCAAGGTATCGAAACACAATACCGCGATCATGTAATACAAACACTTGGTCAAGAGCATTACAATTCTCTTACCAAGGTTGATGTTGATAGTTTGTTATTCTCAATCAAAGAGGAACATAAATATAGTAATGAATCTTCACAGATCCATTGCATTTTGGATAAACCATTCATGAGGAAATGGTTGTTTGAAGTTGCAGATCATATCAATACCAATCTCTACTCATCAAAACGGATGCGTCATAACTTTGTTCCTTTGGAGAGATTGAAAAGGTTTGTATGGGCTTTTTCTTTCTTGGAAAAGGTATGGCCTAATTCTCCTATTGACTTCTACCAGAATAATAAAGAATTGCTTTATAGCTTGGAGCGTTCCTTTATCAGAAGTACTTATTTAAGACATGATCTTAAAAAGTCTGCTGAGTGGCTACGCAATAATATGTCGATCAAAACTTTTATTAGTTTGCTGAGCAAAGAGTATGACTTCCATTATGAACGAGCAAAAAGATCAAGTGGTTTGCGTTCATATTATCATTGCAGAGCTACAGATCATTTTGAGTTTAGTCCTGACTCTATCCAGGATGCAATAAAGATGACGCAAGATATTCTCGATGCTGGTAAAGAGTTAGATCCACCTAAGCGTTGGCGTGATTGGCATGATCATGTCATGTCAATTCACTGGAAACTAAAGCATCCTTGTATTTCATTGCCTCAGGATTTATTTCCTGAACCAGTCAAGCAAGATGGTTATTGTTTCTTCCAGCCAATCAATACTCATCAGCTTGCTGAATGGGGTCGTGCTGTTCGTAATTGTGTTGGCAACAGTAATTACTCAGATGCAATTAAGAAGAAGCAATGCTTTATTGTTCTTGCTATGCAGGACAATAAACCTATGTTTACTGTTCAGCTTAAAGTTCGCAATGGTGTAATGCTTGTAGATCAGATTGTTGGTATTGCTAATTCTAGTTTGTCCACTGAAGAAAGAGAAGCTTATACAAAGACTTTTGCCTCTGCATTGCAGAAGCGTTCTGAGCAGCTAAGCTAAGGCTGCACACGTCACCCACCAGGTTCTACCTGGTTTTCTCGGCCTGTAGTCCAACGGTAGAGACAGAGGACTTAAAATCCTTCCAGTGTGAGTTCGAATCTCACCAGGCCGACCTCACTTTTCTTTTCATCATGTCATTTAAACACACACTCCCATGCAAATGGTGTGGATCTAAATCTGTTTCACACTTATTTGCTGAACGAAAACCTAAATCAATTCTGCGTTATTGGAAATGCTCTGCATGTAAGAATCAGTTTGAAACGATTGAGCAGATTGCAACTTTAGGTTATGGTTCTCCAGGTAGTTCAAACCATCGTTCTATACTTACAGAACAAGATGTAATTATGATACGCACCAAAAGTAAGGAAGGAGTGCCAACAAAAGATCTTGTGAAGTGGAGTGGTATGTCTCGTGCAACAATTCAAGATATTGTTGCTAAAAGAACATGGAAGCACGTTTAGAATAGATATTAATTACTTTTCTAATGGCAAAAGATCCAAACAAATACCTGCGCCCTTTATGGATTGAAATGTATTTAATCGATAAAGGAAAGTGGACTAATCCTGGTGTCAAGTATTCAAAGATACTTAATCTAATTGCAGACCGTATCCCAAAAGATTATGACGACAACTGGGATCGTCGCAACCACACAGCTAATGATGTTTGTGAATGGTTAAAAGAACAAGGAGAAAGGGCTGACAATCATGACCGATACAACTATCCTTGGCAAAAAGATTTGACCTGATGAGCTCTTCCATCCGCATGAACTCTGCAATCTATCAAGACACACGTCAGAATCATAGTAAGAATCGTTTCAAGGGTCCCAAGTATTCTATTGGGACTCGTGTTGCAGAACGTCCCAAGCAACGCTTTGATGCTTGCGGTAGTCCTGAAGGGTACAAGCGAGCACAAGCTGCATCATCACAACGCTTTGGTACTGTTGTCGAAAACAGAATCAAAGAAGTTAAACGTAAGAATGGTGTGATCCATCGGCGTGTTTATGTCAGTGTTCAATGGGATCACCTGAAATCTCCAATAGAACATGATCAACAAAGGATCTGTGCTATTGAAGATTTCAAACAGATAACAGAAGTAACTCGCCTTATGATTGGCGGTTGATAAGATTGGCCAGTTCACGCTGGCCTTCTTTTTGCTTGCGTTCAAATTCTTTTTTCTGCTTCATTAAATATGTAATGAGAGCAGGATCCATTTTGTTTGTGCAACCATCGTATGCAATGCCGCGATAAACTAATTTCATTTTCTGTAGCCTTTGTTACGGATTTATACTACATCTTTTGATTTGTTGATGTAGTTCAGGTTGATACAGTAATAGTCCTAAGCATGACTTTAAACTGCTTGTTGACCACACTGCACTTTACCTCCATGTCTACCACTCAATTTCTCAAGTTTTCTACTGGTAATGGCAAGCTTAAAAATCGTTTGATCTTTTCATTGCCAGCTGCATACAGTTGCCCCCATGCTGGTGTATGCAAAACATTTGCAAACAAATCTGATGGTAAGATCATTGATCTGCCCCAGGTTACTGGCACTGTTGCACAAGAGTTCCGTTGCTTTGCTGCAATGTCTGAGGTTCGTCCAACTGTAAGGAATGCACGCTGGCATAACTTTGATTTGTTGCGTGCTCTTCCTATCAGTGAGCCAGAAACAATTGCAGCTTTTATCTTGGAATCTATTCTTGCTTCTCCCAAGAAGGATTTGATTCGCATCCATGAATCAGGTGACTTCTGGACAGAAAACTATATGAAAGCATGGGCACTTGTTGCCAAGGAGTTACCTCACATTAAAATGTATGCTTATACCAAGTCTCTTGGTATGTGGCAATCACTTAATGATATGATTCCAGATAATTTTTATCTTACTGCATCTTATGGTGGCACACTTGATTACATGATTCCTACAGCTCCTAAAGTATTTAAACGTTATGCTAAGGTTGTTTATACAGAACAAGAAGCAGCAGATCTTGGTCTTGAGATTGACCATGATGACTCTCACTGCTTGGGTGACAAGCCTTTTGCCTTGCTCGTTCATGGCAGCCAACGGGCTGGATCAGACGCAAGTAAGGCCTTGTCTCAACGCAAGAAGGAGGGAGGATTTGTTGGATACAACAAAGCAAAGCGATAAAAATATATAAACCACTTGTTCTTTTATACAGGGCAGATACAATCTATCTGTCCTTTCTTTTTCATCATGTCTTACGTCATTGCCTGTTGGAAACAAGATAAACCTTTTGGTATTTCTTGTTGTCCTGAAACGTCCAGCTTCAAACTAATTCCATTAGATTCAGATAGAGCATTCAATGATGTGTACTCTCATCCTTACAGGGCTGGTGCGCAACAGATTTTAAATTGGATAAATCAAAATGACAAAAAATTATCCAGTCAGAAACTCTCTATTCAAGATGAGTGCCGATTCAGAAAATGAATCGTGGTTGGTGTTTGACTTAGAGTCTGATGGTCTTTATGATAAAGTCACTGAAACATTCTGCATTGTTATACATGATATCTGCAGAAAACAAACTTTTAATTACGGGCCTGACAGCATTGACGATGCTCTTGGTCATCTGGCTAGAGGTGATGTTTTAATAGGGCACAACATAATTTTTTATGATTTACCTGTACTAAAAAAACTTTATGGTTTTGAATTTTATGGACAAGTCATCGACACACTCGTCTGCACAAGACTCATCTGGCCCAAAGAAAAGTTATTCGATCTCGACTCTGAAATTTATTCCGACAAGGTTCCCGCTGGTCTTAAGGGCGGTGCTAGTCTCAAAGCATGGGGTTACCGTTTATCCGATCATAAAATCGAATTCAAAGACTTTACTCATTACTCAGATGAGATGTTGGAATACTGCAAGCAAGACGTTGCAGTTACTACAAAATTATTTAAACTTATTCAAAGAGAAACTTATCCGCAATCCGCTCTTAAGTTGGAGCATGAGTTTGCTAATCAATCAATAAACAAATTGTTTCTGGTATTCCATTTGACATTGATCAATGCATTGATCTTGTGGATGTGCTTAGAACAAAACAAAAAGCGTTAGAAACAAAACTCAAAGAAGTATTTCCACCTATTGAACATCGTGAATGGTTTACTCCCAAAGTAAACAATAAGAATCGTGGCTATGTAAAAGGTGTACCGTTTGAAAAGATAAGGATTGAACCATTCAATCCAGGTTCAAGACAGCAAGTTGTTCAACGATTGAAGGATAAATACAACTGGGAGCCACCAAAGAAAACAGATAAAGGTAATCCAATATTGAATGATGAAGTATTAGAACAACTTGATTTTCCAGAAGCGAAGGTCTTAGCTGAGTACATGTTAATCCAAAAACGATTGGGTCAAATTGCAGATGGATCTAATGCTTGGCTTAAGCTTGTCAATAATGATGACGGTCGTATGCATGGTGATGTTATCACTAATGGTTGCATTACTGGCCGTTGTGCTCACCGTAATCCCAACACGGGCCAGGTTCCAGCTGGTTATTCCCCTTATGGAAAAGAGTGTAGATCTTTATTCCATGCACCAGAAGGATGGGATTTGATTGGTATCGATGCCAAAGCACTTGAGCTGAGATGTCTTGCTGGTTATCTTGCAATTTGGGATGAAGGTGAATATGGAAGATTGGTTACTGATCCTGACACAGATATTCATACTTATAACCAAGAACAGTTTGGTGTAGAAACCAGGGACATTTCTAAACGTTTGTTGTATGGAATGTTGTACGGGTGTGGCTATCTAAAAGCAGGAACCATCATTGATCCTAACTGTAAAGATGAAAATAAACTCAAAGAACTGGGTCGTAATGCAATCAATGGTTTTATGAAGGGCGTTCCAGCATTGAAGAAACTAAAAGATCAGATTGAAGAAACAATACTAGAACGAAACTATTTGATTGGATTAGACCGCAGGATTTTATATTGTCGTTCAGCGTTCAAAGGTTTAAATGTTTTGTTGCAATCAGCTGGTGCAATCTTAATGAAACAAGTGGTGATCAATACTCATCACAACATGAATAAGATTGGCTTGGAGTATGGAAAAGACTGGGAACAAATGCTAATGGTTCATGATGAAATACAAATTGCATGTGATCCCAAGCACACTGAAGTTGTAAGGGAACAAGCAATGCTTGCATTTCCAGAAGCTCAAGAATTTTTTGGATTTAGATGTTTGATTGAAGGTGATTCTCGTGTAGGATTCACCTGGCAAGAAACACACTAGCTTCCGTAGCTCAGTGGAATAGAGCATCCGCCTTCTAAGCGGTTGGTCGCAGGTTCGAATCCTGCCGGAAGCGTTGTCCTTGGCATGACAATAAACTGTCCTGTTCTTTACTTCCAAGATTATGAACGTCGTTTCTGTTTGCGCAAAACTCAAAGAGGATTTGCGGCAAGTTTATGTATCTTCTGATTCTGTTGCACATCGATGCATGATTCAGCTGCCACCTGTTGGCAACAAAGCACCTACATTAATTCAAATGAATTTGTATGGTAAAGCAGCTGAACGATTCGATGGTAAAGCTAATTCACTGATCTATCTTAATGAAGCGAAGTTACGTTTTGATCTTGAGAGCCGTACCTTCTCTTTACATGGTGGTACTGTTGCATCAATCACTGATCAGTTTCCTATTTTTAATAGTGTTATTCTTACTGGTCGCTGTGTTAAAGACATTGATCACACTGATCCAAGACAATTTAAAACAACGCCAAGTGGTTTGATGATCTGCAATCAAACTTTATCTGTTGTCACAGGAAAAGGTCAAGCTGATCTTTATAACTTCTATGCCATTAACAGCGTGGAAGATAAAATTAATTATGCAGAACTTCTCTGTAACTACACAAGAAAAGGAACAGGTTTAACAATCAAAGGTAAGTTGGTTACTGATAGCTGGGTTGATAAACAATCCAATGAAAAGAAGAATCAAACTAAGATTCAAATGCAATCAATGACTCTGGCTCCCAGGCTTGATCTTGAAGCCAGGGCTCCTGCTGGTCCTTCAGAATCTTATAAGCCAGTTAGTGTTCCAGATAACAAGAAGAATGATCCTTACAGTGATAGCCTGCCGACATTGAGCGGCAAGTACAGCTCAAACCCCGACCTTGAGGAGGCTCCTTTCTGATGGAAAACATTACCTATGAACTTGATCCTCCTTTCAAACTTCTTTATGAAGATGAAGAATCACAAGTCTTAATCCAAATAAAGACTGCTGATCTTGGAGATGTCGTCGATAAGTGCATTCACTTTTTAGAAGCATGTGGTTACGAAAGAGAAGACATTCTAGAAGAAATGCGTAGACCGTTTTACGCTCAACCTCTTCAAGAGTAATCTTCTAGGGTCCTGAGCATGACCTTAAACTGCTCATTCCCAAACCCTGAACAAACCATGAGTCAAACCATGATTGCTAAGAAAAATCCTGCTGCTATTACCACACGCAGCCTCGACTCTTTCATGATGTTTAAAGAGAAAGAGTTTGTGTCTGGTCTTCAGCCATTCGTTACTATTCAACCACTCAACAAATCTAAAACCAGGGGTTGGTTTATTCGCGGCACTGATCTATCTGCTTGTGGATGGGCTGCTACCGAAGAAGACTTCGATCCAGGTTCTGCAATCTTTGGATACAAGCAAACCTTTGGCATGCCACCCAACACTAGCGTTGAAGAGGGAATCAACTTTGTGATTCCTCGTATTCAAATGCTTTTGGTTTCTCCACTCATGGTGGAAGAAACCATGGATAAGCGCCAGGTGATTGGTGTTTATGGTGGTGAGAATGAATGTGATGTTGCTGCTACAGCGGCGTTTGATAATGATCGTCTTGCTGCAGAGCTCGCCTCAAGTAAAGGTGAGATCTACAAACGTAAGTACGGTATTCGTACCAAGTATTTGATTTATATTCTTAACAAGTACAACAAGCGTGCTCACACTGCACCTGTTGTATTGACTGTAAAAGGATTGAATGGAACAGATATGTCAGAGAAAAAGAAACTCTTTGACAAAGAAATGGGCAAGTGTTTATCCAAAGCGCTTGGCATGGAAGTTCCTCTTCAGTTCAACGAAAAGTTCAACAGCACTACTGTGTTCATGCCAACGCTTGCTTCTGACATGCGTGGCAGTAACAACGTTGAGATCTGTGGTATCGAATCATTTGAAGCACCGCAGTACGACACTGTAGAAGAAGCTGTTGAATCCCTGAGTCGGCTGACAATTCCTGATGAAGACCGGGAAGATACATGGTCCAAGGTTAGCGATCCTTGGTTCCAGGACTACATCAACCAGCATTCCAAGCAAGACGCCAAAAAACTTGGTGGTGCTTATGGAATCAAGGATGATGTAAAGATTCTTCCCCATGGCGCTGCGGTAGAGACAAAGGCTCAGGTTGTCGATACAATGACGGGTGAAGACTCAGCTCTCTGATTCTTCTAACGGGGGATTGGTCAGGTCTTCGGGCCTGACCTTTAGTCCTCGTGTACTACACAATTCATGCACCAGTCCTCGGATGATTCCTTGTCTTTGTGTTGCAAGCTTGACCAGTAAAATGGCAAGCATCTGTAAGTCTTTGACGGAGGAGTTTTCTTGAATTGATCGTTTAACTTTTTCTTCCCAGAACTTATCTTGTAAAGATGGTTCTAACTCCAACATTGCCAATGGGATAAATTCACTTTCCATTGTGCATTTTCATTTCACTCAACTTTAACACAATGACTACTTTCACTGAACTAACTGAAGTTCAATCCTTCATTTACAACAGATCTAATCTTCGCCGTGCCTTTGAGGGATTTGATGACACTGACATCTCTGGCATCTATCTCAGTGGTGATGATGTTGTTGTTGTTCGTAATGATGGCAATGAAGAGTCGTACAATAAAAAGAAAGTTCAAGAAGCGTTTACTTCGTTTACTCATCGGTTAACAGACTTCTTTTCTTATCTTGGACCCAACTATCGGTCGCCTAGTATCTGGCACCGCAATAGTTACATTATGTTCAAAGGCTGGCATTACCAGCATCAGTTGGGCAAAGATACCTTTGATGCCAAGCTCCAGCGGGAGTGGGCAGACAAGTTCATTCGCATTACTAACATTGAAAAGATTCAAGCACTTCTTCAATCAGATCAAACAAACATTGGACATCTCATTGCACCGGACGGGTTGTGGGATGAGAATCAAACCGTACAACTTAATGATGAACTGGTGGAAGAACCCAGCGAGTCCAATCCAGTATCCAGTAGGCCTTACTGCTCATGTGGGTCGTTTCAACGTCAGCTTAATAATCTTTCGGCGTTCTCCGATGAAATCGAAGGGTTTACGCCCTGGTGTAAGCATCTCACCTGGTTTCATAAATGCAGAGAGTTCCAGGTCAAGCGTGCAGATTTGATCACTGCAGCTCGTGGTAATCAACCAGAGAAGTGTTGTGCATGGTGGTATGCTCCCCCATCTGATGGCAATAGTACTGGTCGGTTTGTAGTCTTCCATACCAAGTATGGTGCTCAAGCTCCAGAGAGCCACTGGCGTCCCTACAAACCTGATCAACTCTTTACCCAACATGATGCATGGAGCTTATTTTTCAGTATGATGGAGGCCGGTTACACCCCTTATGCGGGCCACGCACTGCCTCAGTTCAGTCGTCGTAAGTGATCAATCGTCCTGAGCACGACGCAAAACTGCTCATCCACAACACTCTTTTCTAATCATGATTGAATCTATTCTTGCCACTGTTCTTCCAATTGCACAAGATCTTTTGATAGCTGCAGCTGTTGCAGTTGCTAGCTATGCAATCAATATGATTCAACAAAATTTTCAAATGATTTGATTGTGTATTTAAAGTGTAGTCTGCGGGCTACACTTTTTATTTCAAACTATCATTCACTTTACCCATGACTCAAATTACTTCAATTAAACTAAGTGAACTCAATGTCATTCAGCTCTACAAACATCATGCTGCCCTGGAGCACTCTCTTCCTTTGCTCACTGATGAATCTCGGCCAATGCTGCAGGCTGAATTGGAAGCTTGCTTGGAGCGACGATCAGACAAGATAGATGCTATTCACTACTGCATCTCTAGTCATGAGCGTGATTTAGAACAGATTAAGAAAGAGAAGGAGATGCTGCAGGGTGCGCAGCGTCATGCAGAATCACAAATCAAACAGTGCAAAAGTCTGCTAAGTTATTTGAGATGCTTTCTGCCCAAAGATACTAACAAGATCACAGGCAGGAACTATCAGTTCACCTTAGTCCGTAAGCCTAACCTAACGATTGAAATCTCATCGGATCCGAACCTTTGGTCAGCTGAAGACCAAGCTAAGTACTGCCTCACAGAGGAAGTCACCACTGCTAAAAGAACCGTCATCAAATCAATGGACGGCACTATCATTCAAGATGGTGAAGCACCAGTCAAAACAACAACCAAGATCATCCCAAACCTCGATGCAATCACAGATTCCTACAACTCAGGACAACCAATTCCCAATGGAGTTAAAGTCCGACAAGAATATTCAGTACGAACAAAACGTATCGTCTCAAAAAAGGTGGCACCTAAAGCATCCGAACTTACAGGAGAATTTCTTTCAGAAGATTGAGCCTCCTTCTGATCCTGATGATGCACAAATTAAAATGCATTGTCATGTTCAAACAGTTGAAGACATTGATCTTCAACTAGAAATGAATGAGGTTGAGATGAGCATGTGCCATGAGGATGGTGAGCTTCTTCCTTATAACAAGGAAGATTATACAAAGCTAGAAGAGCATCGACTGCGTTTGTACTGGGGCAAAAAGTTCCATATGAATGCACGTAATGCCTACTGGTATTACCTCACCCAGATAAGTAGGGAGCAAAACAATTTAAATCATCTAAACAAGATGGGTTAAAATAAAAATATCTTTAAAGGGGTATCATGTCCGACGAAAAACTTGCTGATTTATTTAGTAGGTTTAGTGGAGATGGTACCCCATTACCATCAACAATAGGCAGCAAGCTTGAGTGGGGAGTTACAATTCTTACTGCTGGTATGTTGTCTAATGAAAACCTGGCTGCGCAAATGACAGCTGAAGAAATGGTTGATGCTGCAATTAATTATTACAATGTCATCCAAGAACGCTTGGGGTACTATACTGAACATCAGGCACATTCCCTGGAAAAACTAATCTGATTAATGGAAAAGCTTACTGTTTCTTTTGCAGTCGATTTAGAAGTTGACTATAATTCATTTACAGGTAAAACACCAGATGACATTGCGGTCTCTCTTCAGGATGAGTTAGACGATTTGCTTTTTGAAGCAAGTCAAAATGTTACTGGTGTGTTCACATCTATTACCCACGTTGAAGAACATGTCTAATAACCTTGAGGGCTGGGACGTTAAAGAACAGCAACGACGTGCTGATTTTATGCAACATATTTATGATTGCTATAAACCTGAAAGCAAAACATTTACTGGTCTTTGGAAACGCTTTTGTTTAGAAGAGGCTGGTCCTTACTGTCGCAATATGTATTTTGAAAGGATTGAAGCAATTGAAAAGTTTCTTGAAGAACAACAGAACCCACAAGAAGACAACTAAACTTTATATAGTTACACTAAACCTATGGAAGAGCAAAAGCATTATCAAGTTAGTAATGCATTTATGAATTCAGGTGAGACAGTAGCTTGGCAACAAAACTTTCCTCCTGCTATGGCAACCGCTGCTACTGGTCTTACAGTTGAAGATATTAATACGATTACTGCATTTACTACAAACTTTAAAGTAGAAACAGAAGCAGAACAAAGAATAGAAAAAGCAAAGAAAAATTTAACTGAACAATTCTTAGATATAATTGATTCTTTTTCTGACGAGTTAACCGGAGAAGAAGTTTTAGACTGTCTGAAGGCAGGTATAAAATCAGCACATAATCATTCCAAAAAAGAATATAAAAAATTTAAATATCTTTTTGAAGAATTAGAATAGAATAAATGAATACACAATTTAAAATCACCAATGCCAAAGAAACTGATACCGCTGGTGCTGATATACTAACTACAGTGACTTGGGAAGAAGTTTAATGTTTACACCTTTTACTGCACAGCCAGAAGAACAAAAGCCTGCACCTAAAAAGAAAGAAGCAAACGTTAATGATTTCATAAGAAATCTTATTAAGTTATCTGCTTATGTGCATCAGCTCCAGGTACAATCTCATCTGATGCACTTTAATTATGAGGCAGGAAACTTCTTAGGTGTTCATGCGTTTCTTAAAGATCAATACGAAGCACACACTGAACAATTTGATAAGCTAGGAGAATTTATTCGTTCCATGGATTACCTCATGCCCATGTGTCATGAAGGTTTGATGGATGCTTCTCCTGAATTTGATCATGTAAAAAGTTATAAGCCCAACGATATGTTGGGCATTTACTATAAAAATCTAGAAGAACTTGGCATGATGACCAAGAAGTTAGAGCAGCAAGCAGCCAAGGTCAAAGCAATTGATATTCAGAACTATATGGCTGAGCTTTGTGGTGAAGCTTTCAAGGCTGCTTGGTTTATTAAAGCTACTCTTCGTAGTGAATAATCCTATGGCAGTTACTGCATAATGGAATACACTTGTCAATTTCTTTCTTGATTGTTTCCCAGCAATAACCTTTACCTGGCATTTTAGCGATCACATATTTTTTATCTTTTACATGGTGAAACTCCATAACCCTGTGATCATGGAGTCCACAATTATTGCAAGAAATATTTTTTTTATAATCAAGAAGTTTTTTCTTCGTTTTCTCTATCTTTTCTTTTGGGGAGCACATTGTTAATTGGATCTATTTTATCTTTTAAAATCGAACACGCTCTTATATAAAAGAAAGAATCTGTTTTACCCGATTCCTTCAATGCGTCTCTTACTTTCTTCCAGTTTTCGTACGTGATTTGATCCATCTTCTTGTGGTGTCCTCCAAAAGTAATCATCAGTTTGTCCGAGTCTGCCCCACTTTGGAGCATGCTCTACATTAAAATAGCGCGTTGAAACTTTGAAGTCTGGTGTTTTTAATTCATCATTAGTTAATGATGGATCAACCATCCGACATCTGTTGTTTGGATACGCTCCGATCTGACCATTCTCAAGCTCAACAATATTATGAGACTTGTGTTCATCAGGTACTTCAGAAAAATAATAATCAGCCTCATTGCGATGAGGGTGATAGTTATCGATAGTAAATAAATAAGAGCCTTTCATGTTTCCGGACTCTCTTGTCATTACTTCGAACTCCATATTAAAAATTAAATTCTTTTCTACTACCGTAATTCCTGTATCAAAACCATTCCAGAACTGTAGATCTGTTAAAGGCAGATCAGGATTAGGAGCCACGGGACCATCGGGATTATCACTATCCCAAGCAAGAAAAGCACTAATAGGAAGTTTGTCATACAATGCACCATACTCTGTTAAGTATGTTTCAAAATAAAGTGCGCGGCCACTGATTGATTTACATGTTACCCAATAGCCAGGTGTGTATTCTCCATAGCCATCACGTAAATCACGTAAGTATTCGCGTCGCACCCAGACTTTAACTGGAGGAATGTTTGCTACGAGGGTTGTCATACTTAGACGGTTTAATTTTTTTCTCCCAATCTTTTGGTGGATTAGGAATTAATCTTTCAAGATTTCTAAAAAACTTTTCAAACCTTTGGGATTCTTCCTCTTGTTTCATCTAAATAACTCATAAATTCGTCCATTGAATCCAACTGATCTAACTTAGTGACAACCTCAGATAAAGATACGAGAACAACTGGGTGTTCAGATCTTGCGGCAAATGCAATTGCTTCGCGTAAAAGCTTTGAGGCTTCTGTTACTGACTCTTTAACTTGAGTTGATAAACTCATCTGAGATTCCTTGACAAGAAGCATGACTACATACTACACAATTATTTTGATTATTGCATGGTTTTAAAATTTAAACGATACCGAATAACCGTCTAAAGCTGTTACATGCTCTACAAAAAATTTATATGTTTGTTCTTTAATAAACTGTAAGTTTTCTTTTGTAATCGTTGGTGAAGTTCCCAGGAAGAATACATGCTTCAATACTTCATATGCATTGGGATAATCTTTTGCATTACCTAAACCCTTATATGCAGGGTGCAAAAGTAAATTACCAGCAAAATAGTTTCTTGTTTGAATGCCACTGTCTTCATACCACTGTTGTAGTTTTTCTTTTATGATCGGCATTTCAAAAACTAAGGGCACACCAAACCATGAAGTTTCAGCGTCAGATCTTTCAGTAACAACTCGAACAGGAGGTTCTGATAGCATCTCCCACTTATTAAACATGTCATTAATTTCTTTATAGTTATCTCTTCTTCTTTGATGTATCTCATCAAATTTTTCTAATTGAATTAAACCAACTGATCCCTGTAGATCCAGGGGTTTTAAGTTGTAACCAATCTGGCTAAAGACATATTTGTGATCAACGGTTACATCATAGTCATCTAACCATTTATCAAATCGTTTACCACATGTTCCTTTTGCAAGCATGTTGCATTCACCGATGCAATAACAATCTCTCCCCCACCAGGCAAACTGTCTGGCGAGTTGAATAATTTCAGGATTACTAGAAGAAACCATGCCACCTTCAAGGGTGGTAATGTGGTGTGCAGGATAAAAAGAACAGGAAGCAGCAACTGCGTGTTGAGTTAAATAATCATTCCGCCATTTTGAACCCAGTGAATCACAATTGTCTGCAATGTAATGAAGTCCATTTTTGTTGCAGATGTCTAACAGCTTATCCATATCATAGACATTTCCAAGCACAGGGCTGCTAAATACAGCTTTTGTTTTGCTTGTAACTGCTTTTGCTACCTGATCTAAATCCCAATTAAGATCTTCCCAGGTAATGTCAACAAACACTGGAACTAAATTGTTTTGCAATATAGGATTAATTGTTGTTGGGAAACCAACAACACTCACAATAATTTCATCTCCATCTTGCCAGCCATAATATTTTTTCAAGGCTGCAATCATCACCAGGTTTGCGGAGCTGCCGCTATTGACCATTAGTGATTCTTTGAATCCAAATCGTTTAGAAAATTCTTTTTCAAACTTGGTAACCTGTTTACCAGCTGGGTACCAGGCTCCTTCTTTTAATGTTTCAATTGCTGCGTCAATTTCTCTTCCATCAAAGTATGGTCCGGAGTACGGAATCTTTGATTTAGACATAAGTCTTCAATGCCTTCTTTGATTTGGATTAAAGGTTTGAATCCTAGTGATTCAATTTTTCTGCAGTCTAAACTAAATTCAACAGCTTGTGGATATTGAAAAGGTAATTTTGTTGGAAAGATTTCACTCTTACTTTTTAGTAATAGCTTTGCTTCCTCAAGACATTTTTGTAGGGTGGTGGCTATACCGGTTCCGATATTATAGATATGATTGTATTCTCCTTTTTCTATAACAGTATTAATGCCACGGCATGTATCCATGATATGAATAAAATCTCGTGAGAGATTTTTGTACACAATAATGTCTCTATTCTTTTTTAATCTTTCAATTAAAAAGTGTAATGAATTTCTTTTTTGTGAACCCTTGTCTGGTCCACCATAAACATTGCCAAGTCTTAAGATGCGCCAATTAATTCCAAATTCATTGCAATATTCTTTAACTAGTTTTTCAGCACAATGTTTTGTGGCTGAATAAAAACCATTGGGATCACAGAAAGAATTTTCATTGGGATGCCTATGGTGGGGACCATAAACAAACCAACTACTAACAAAATTAAATTCAGTAATGCCCGCTGCTCGACACGCATCAAGTCGCTGTGCAAGTACAACAAGGTTAGTATCAATATCAAGAAAGCTATCAGTCTTAAGGTTTTGATTACTTGTTGTACTAATCAGATAAAGAACTCTTTTGGACTCTGGATCCAATTGATTTTTATCAACGGTAATGCCAGGGAACAAGGCACGATAGTATGTGCCAATAATTCCGGTGGCACCATAAATACTTAGATCCATCGTTGCCTCTGACTTCTAGTTGGATCATACAACCAATAATCACATGTTAGATCCATATCAAATGGAGTCTCAAACTTTTCTTGACCTGGTAATCCTCCCCATTTTTCTAGATAATATTTTCTATTCTGTTGAAATGTATATTGGTTTTTAATTTTGAAGTTGTCATCTCTTTTTAATGTGCTGCTAACTTTATGACTATATTTCAAGGGAAAATATTCCCACTGTAGTCCTGCTAACTTCATGCGATAGCGATGATCATTATCTTCATAGTAAGCAGGAAAAAAGTTTTCATCCATTAATCCTACATTTTGAATAAGACCTGGACCAAAAACCATTGCTGAGTATCCGTTTTGTGTTTCATCACACAAGATTCCTGTAAAAGGTTTTTCCAAACGTTTAGCTAACTTGGCTAACTCGCCTGGCTTTAAATGCCAGTCAACTGAAAATACACACCAATAGGGGCAATCAGTGTTTTGTTTAACAATTTGATTAACACTACCAGAAAAACCTTGGTTTAAATAATTTTTAACCACACAGATTTCTTTAATATTTTTATTCCTTGCAACAGGCAGGTTTGTAGAAAATAATTCTGTTAACTCTTTTAATATTTTTGTAACACTTGGGTCTTTGCCCATTGAGTTATCAATAACAAAGTATCGATTGACAGGGTAATCAATTGAGTTGTAATGATTCAATAAATCTTGGCCGCCATTGAGAATCATGGTGCCAATCATTTCAATTGGTTTTGTCATTTTTTTTGATATAAGAAAGCAATGCTTTAGGAAAAGAACAAAAGAAACTAGCTATGCAGTACCAAGTTGCGGCTAGCTTGTCTTGAAATTCTTTGAGGGTCATTTATTTGCAAAATGACAATACAAATCAATTGTAGCAACAAATAAAATTGATCCAAGTAAAGCTACAACAAAGCTATTAAAACCTGTCATTTTTTTAAAAAATATACTACTATAAACATAATATAAGAAGTGTAATGCAAAAGTTAAACGACTTAAATAAAACAGCTGCACGAATAACTTTAAATGGCAAAAGGCATTACACCACTCCTTTACCCACTGGACCTGCACCATCTGTTACAACGATTATTTCCGAAACTGCATCTGAAGCAAATAAAAAGAAACTAGAGATGTGGTCAAAGGCTAACCCAGGCCAAAAAGAAATTGCAGCAGAACGAGGGACGGCAATACACTATGGAATGGAACAGTATCTCAAAGGGGATAAGCAACCTGAAATCGAGGAAAGCTATAAAGATTTTTGGCAGGGGATGCCGTCTGTTCTGGATCAATTCCAGGAGGTTCTATGGGCGGAAACGCCACTACTTGATAAGCATCAATTCACTGTCGGTAGTGATGACGTTGCTCGTGTTTGGGGTAGTGATCCTGAGGGACGTGCGTGGGCTGGTGCTCCTGACATTATTGCAGTTGCTAATAATAAACTTACTCTTGCTGACCTCAAGACCTCAGTAAAGCCTTACTCACGCAAGTGGCCCTCTAAAAATTTGGAGAAAGGTTGCCAAGAGTGGCGGGACCTACTCGGTGGTCACATGAAGTTTAAAAAAACCTGTAAACAACTTGCAGCATATGACATTGCTATTCAACAAACACTCGGTATTACTGTCCAACAAGCTGCGATACTCGTCTCCACTCCTGTCCGCACGCAAATATTTAAGATTTCCAGGCGCTTTCTTGATATCCTTCATGATGATTGGTACAAAATTGTAGAGGAGTACTATAAACAGATAGAGAATTGTAACGTTTATGATGCAGACCTTATTTAAAGATATTCTAAAAGAAATTATTATTTGGCTTAAGAAGCTTTGGTTTGAATCCAAGCTTAAAGCCAGGTTAAAGATGATTGAAATTCAAAATGAGATTGAATACGAAGAAGAATTGGAGGAATCTTTTAAACCAATTCTAACTGAACATAAGGTTGACAAAACAATTCAGACAGGAGAATCAGCTAAATTAGGGGGTGCCCTACAGCTTTCTGCCCCATGGAAAAAAGAAAAACAACAATAAATACTTATAAAAACTTTGGTTAGTTCATCTTAGGATATACAAATGATCGCAACATTTCCCGTGGAAATTCAAATTTCTAATGGGGAATGGATTCACTCCATGTTAAAAAAATTGGATGATGCAGAAGATGGATCTACTTTTGTGGTTCCAACTGAAATGCATCTTCATGCTTTTTATATTGCAGTAGAATCATTAGCAACTAACAAAAAAATAAAAGTTTTTCTCAAGTCTCCCAACGAGTTTCATGACAAATCAAAATCAACAAACTCTCAAGTCGGGTGAAATTAGACTTGATTACATTCCCATTGACTGGCCTCTTACTCCACTAGGTGGTAGAAAAGATCCCTATATAACTGGTTGGCAAAACAAACCATTTACAAAAACTGAAATTGAAAATGAAATATTAACAGGTCGTTGTAAAGCGGTTGGCTTGTTAGCTGGTCCTGTCTACAACGAGCCGTATGGATTGGTTTGGGTTGATATTGATGGTACTAGTATTTATCCTTTAATCTCAGAATTATCTCAAAAGTCTGACTTTGATCAAGCACTTCCTCCTACTCTGACTATCTGTAGTGGCAAGCTTGGTCGTGAACGAAAGCTATATAAAATTTCAAGAGAAAATCAAAAACACTTTATTAGAAATAAATACACTTGGCATGGTGCTGGTAATAAAGAAAAATTGGAAATCCTTTGGTCTAGGCACCAAGGTGTTCTGATGGGTCTTCATCCAGAAACGGATGGATACTTTACTGCTGAAGGAATGGGTTTTGAGATGGTTGAGTCTCTTCCTGAGTTTCCTGGCTGGCTTTTAAATCTGATCATTAACAAGAATGTAAAGCAGGGCGTTCCATCAAAAGAAACCATCCGAATGGTTGGTCCTAGCTTTGCAATCAATAGTGAAATTAGTCTCGAACGAGACATGAAACTTGCTGTTGAAGCAATGTGGGCTGTGCCTCCTGAGGCTGCTGATGATTATGATATATGGATCATGACTGGCCAGGTGCTTCATGATCTAGATGATTCTTTATTAGACGCTTGGGATGAGTGGTCCAAGCAATCCGATAAATATAAAGAGGGAGAATGTCATCGTCGTTGGCTTTCTTTTAATAAAGATGGTGGTCGTACTCTTGGATCTTTAATTCATGTTGCAAAAGAACATGGCTGGAAACCTTCTCAGGATTACAAGGCAATGTCTGTAGACGATCAAACACTGGATCATGCTTCAAATCTGTTAATGGAAATTGAAAAAGATTTAAAAATTAAACAGGCCTCTAATGGTTCTGTTCAGCAAACTTCAACAGTTATTAAATCACAAGGTAAGGGTAGGGAGCAGCGTCCTAGAAATTCATCTTCTGATGTTGTAACTGATCTTATGATTCAAATGTATAAAGGAGACTTATTATACAGCCAACAACAAGGTTGTTTCTTTATGTATGAATATAGAAGTAAGGGCTTGTGGTGCCAGCTGTTTGATTCTGAGATTAAAGGAGACATAAAAGATAAATTTAATCTTATTAAGAAAGATGCTTTACCTAATGGTTACAGCATGAATCTGATTAATGATGTTGTTGAGCAATTAAAAATTAGTCTTATCTTTGATGATTGGTATGACCAAAAAGATTTATTGCTTTTTACAAATGGCATTTTAAATGTTGAGACAAAAGAATTTTCTGCGTTTAAAAAAGAATTGTATATGACTCAACAGTTACCTTATGATTATGACCCTCATGTAGACTGTGAGCCTATTATCAAGTGGTTGAAAAATACTCAAGATAATAACTGGGGTCGTACACAAGTTCTTCGTGCATGGTTGCGTGCTGTTCTGTTAAGTCACTCTGAAGTTCAGAAGTTTGTTGAGATTGTTGGTCCAGGTAAGTCAGGTAAATCTACTTATGCCAACCTTGCACATGCTTTGGTCGGTGATGAAAATGCAATGATTTCAAGTCTTGAACACCTAGAAAAAAATCGTTTTGAAACTGCTAATCTATACAAGAAAAAACTTTTACTTTTCAATGACGTTGAACGCTATGGTGGTTCGGTTTCCATCTTAAAAGCAATCACTGGACGTGACCTAATCCGTAACGAACGCAAGTTCCAAAGCAACTCTCAAAAACCGTTCAAGTTTAATGGACTTGTTATCATCACAGCCAACGAACCAATCCAAACCACAGATCCCACCTCAGGATTGGCACGTCGTCGCCTTACTCTTCCATTCGACAAACCTTTTAAAGGAGCAGCTTCAGAACAAAAAACTCTTATTGATATGGATGATAAGGGTCGTCCATTCGGTGAGTTTGCATGTATGTTACCAGGTCTGGTGAACTGGTTGCTTGATATGAGCGCAGATGAAATGCGTGAATATCTAATGGAAACAAATAAAAAAGTTCCTTTCTTTGCTAAACATCATCGTGAACAGATCTTAAAATCTAATCAGATAATGGATTGGATAAGCCATTGTTTGATCTTTGATCCAGGGGTTGCTTGTTCTATTGGCTTGGCAAAGTTTGCTCCAGGAGGTACATCCTATGTGTATACCAATTGGGATAAATGGTTGTATGCCAGCTATTGTGAATTTTCTCGTGGTAGCAATGTAAATATTCTGGGCCGTAGTCGTTTTGAATCTCTTTTGCTTGATATCTGTGTTCATCAATTAAATCTAAATGTTTACAAGATGGCTACTGTAAGGGGTGCAAAAATTATAAACATTGCTCCCAGGGCATCCAACCCCGCTAAGTATGAAAAATTTCCTTCTGTTGTAGAGGTTGGTTTAAATAAAGATAAATGGATGGATATGTATGGAGAGTCTCTTTTAAGTAAAGGGGATGTCAAAATAGAAGTACATGAGGAAGAATTTTGACTAGCAGTAAGCACTTGTTATTAGATGCCCATGATTGTGATCATGAGATTTTAAATGACTATGAAAAATTAGAATGCATTATGTATGAAGCATTACATCTTGCTAACGCAAAACTTCTAAGGATGATCGGGGAAAAATTTGAACCTCAAGGTGTAACCTTGTTAGCGTTACTTGCCGAGTCCCACTGTTCTATTCATACCTGGCCCGAGTTAGGGTTTGCTGCTATTGATTTCTATACTTGTGGCAAAGAGTTTGATACTTTCAAACTTACCAACATGTTTAGAGATAAATTAAAATCAAAAACAATAATCAAAAAAGACATTAACAGGCCCACAACTCTTCAAAATTATGTATAGTATTTAAAGCTAATCATTTAATATGGCTGATACCAAGATTAAACTTCTTTGGGTTGGTGACATTGTTGCTACTACGGGTTTTGCAAGGGTAACCGAAAACGTTCTTAAACGTTTAAAAGCAACTGGTAATTATGAAATCCATGTGCTTGGTTGTAATTGGCATGGTGATACAACTCCTCTTCAGCAAGAATATTTTTTATATCCTGCTTCTAATCGTTTTCAAACTGCTCCTTTTGGTGAAGATCGTATTCGTGGCCTTGTTGAACAAATCAAACCTGATGTCATCTGTACGATCAATGATAGTTGGATTATCAATGAACAATTTAATCGTATCAAAGATCTAAGAGAAACTCTTGGTTTTAAATTCGTGGGTTATTATCCCATGGATTCCTATGAGTGGTATGGCGGCTTGCTTGATACTCTTAACGAATGGGATGCTGCTGTTTGCTATACCGAATTTGGTGCTCAAGAAACTATTAATGCAGGTGCCACAAAGCCTATTACTGTTATTCCTCATGGCTTAACAGAAAAACAATTCTATCCTATGGATAAAGTAGAGGCTAGAAAACAACTTGGCTTAAATCCGGATGATTTTATTGTCTTTAATGGCAATCGAAATCAATTTAGAAAACGCATCGATATTACAGTAAGTGCCTTTGCAAAATTTGCTGTTGATCGCCCTGACACTAAGCTTTATCTCCATATGGGATTAAAGGATATGGGTTGGGATATCATGCCTTTGTTTGCAAGAGAAATGAATCGTCAAGGGCTGGATCCTAATAACAGAATCATTATGACTTCGCCCAGTCCTCATGCGCCCGCTGTCCCTTTTGAACTGTTAAACGTCATCTATAACGCATGTGACGTTGGTGTCAATACCTGCAAAGGGGAAGGTTGGGGTCTTGTCAACTTTGAGCACGCATCTTGCAAAGTTGCTCAAGTCGTACCAAACCACACTTCTTGTAAAGAAATTTTTGAAGGTACAGGTGAGATGATTAGATCTCTTCATAACGATGTAGACCATAATCTTGGTCGCATCATGCCTTGTCCCGAAGACGATCACTTGACTGAAATTTTAGGTAAGTATTATGAAGACCGTGAATTTTTGGACCAGGTTGCTCAGTCTTGTTACGATCGTGTAACCCATCCTCAATTTAAATGGGAAACTGTTGCGTCTAAATTCAATGATGTTTTCCAGGAGGTTGTCCGAGTGGAGGATGAAGTAAAACCTGAAATTGTAAAGCCCAAAAAAACTAAAAAGAAAGCTGCCGTTAAAGTTTAATTTTTTTAAAATTTGAATGCTTGGACCGGCGGCTTTTGCTCCGGTCTTTTTTTGTGCAGACTTTCAGACTTTCAGACCTTTTATACTTTACCCCTATCTACAGTACATAAACAAAATATTGTACTGATGAAAAGTTTTAACAGTACAATACTCCGATAATGTACTGTGGGTTATACTAAAGAAAAAATAACCCAAAAGTCTGATTCTCTGCATGGCCAACCTCAATCGGATGTATCATGAAGTGTCTCATGCGACTCAATTCAGTTATGATCCAGGGATTGCTTCTCGTTCTGATCAAGAGCTAGATGAAATTGGGTTCTATAAAGGCTTTCCTTGCCCTCATGGTCACATCATTCGTCATAAAGAAAAACATTGGTGTTATTTCTGTGTTCAAAAAATCCTTTCTAATGCCTGTGGTTTTGATATAAACTATCTTGATTCTGCCTATAAAATCAAATATCAAAAGCTATGGAAACAAATTAATATTGGAGATCCGAAAGAATGCTGGGAAATAAAAACAAAAACTATCTATAGTCCTGAAAGAATTAAGATGCCTTCATATCGCAGTGAATATAGCAACAATTTATCTGAAAACGTTTCTATTCATAAGGCCATATACCAGTGCTCCTGGGGAGATGTTGGTAAATTTCGAGTTACAAGAACTTGTCAAAACCCTAAGTGCGCCAATCCCTTGCATCTTGTGTCTTCTTGGAATAGATCTTTGCCTCCAAAAACAATTAATCAAATGATCTTAGAGTTTGATGTTGAAAAACTTATGTTGTACAGCAACAATAAAGGCAATAATCAACTCTGCTTGCAAGGAATGAAAATGAATATTTCAAATCCTTTGGAAAACCAGAATATTTTAAAAGAGTAAAATAGAAATATTGATTATAAACTAAATAAATGCCTCGCGTTTCTGCTACTCAAAGACAAAGAACTCAAAATAATCCACTGCCATTAGGTCCATTTGGTCAACTATCCATACGAAATTTACTAGGTTCTCTTGGTCCTAAAAATAAACTTGGTTCTAATGGTTATGGCGGTGGTACTTTTAATCATTGGTTTAGTATTGAAATAAGTTCACCTGCTTGGATTATTCTTGCAAAAGGAGGAGAACGTAAAGAATATATTCAGCTTTCTGTTTATGATTTAAATTTAAACCCTATCTTAGGCAGAGGTATTTTTGATAGAGATAGTATTAAAGAAATAGAAAATGGTGAAGTTTATTATCCTTATGAAGGTCATGTAATGTCTGCCGGGTCGGATCTTTATAATACTTTTAATCCAAATCGTTTTGATAAAGGAGACGATCGTTATTTTCCCTTGGAGACGGGTAAATATTTATTATGTGTTTCTTCTACCAGGAATGAAGATATAAATTATGAAGTTGGAATGGTGATTGAATTTCCAACCTCTTCTGATGATGATTTATTGGCAGAAAATTTTGAGTACATTTTATGGGAAAATGCTGATTTAATAGCACTGGAAGTAGAATCTGATTTTGTTGAAAATGCTTCACATGTACATTCTCTTGTTGAATGGAAAACAGCTTGGGCTCGTGAACAACAACTAACCAAGCCCTTTCCTGCTATCTTGGTACCATATGCAACCAGGCCGTGACAGATGACTTATCGAATGAAAAGAAAAAGGATAACAAAAACCATAAAACTAAACAAGAAACACTTTATAAAGCTATGGTTAAAACCTTGGATAATGACGACGAGTGGTTGCGTGTGGTCAGTGAGCATGGTCGTATGCCAATCAAAACGTCAAGCAAACGATTGGATGACAAAAAAAAGAAATCAAAGAAACAGAAAAATAATTATCAATTTGACAGGTAAGGTTGCTAATAAAGCACAGGCTATTGGTGTACGTGTATTGCGTCAATGGACTTCTGTGATACCCCCTGGTGATTCTTTAGCATTTGATTGTTCTTGTGCAAACAAAGAAAAACAATTTCGTGTATGGAAAAAATGGTTTACAAAACATGAAAGTAGTAAGTGGATTATCAATGATGATTTAAAAACATTCTTTTTTTATAGATCTTTACACTTAGAATAAAAAGGTGTTCATTTATTACTCATGGATTTCGCTAAATACATTGAAGCTGCATTAGCCGTTCATGCTGCAGCTAGTGTTATCACTGCTATGACTCCTACCCCAAAGGATGACAACTTCCTCAAAGGTATTTACAAAGTTTTAGAGACTGTTGCATTGGTTATCGGTAAAGCAAAACAGCGCTGATTATTCAACAGGTTGGAACCAAAATACAACTCCTCCCTGTTCGTCAACCCATTTTTTAGTTGCGTAAGCCTCATTTTTATTGAGGGTTACGCATTTTTTTTCTTTTCCTAATTCCCAACAAATATTAACTTTAATTTCTTTTTTATTCTTCATTTGGTAACAAGTAAAGCCCAGCCTGTTCCGTTGCCATCACACTCCCAGCGCTTAAGCCAATTTTTTCTACTGTAACAAATACTGCATCCTGCTGTTGATTCGTTGTTGATGTAACCACCATTCACCATGTCTGCATCACCATTAGGATCATGGTGAACAAAATTGTCTTTATCAAAACCGATTACACAAGTCCAGTGGCCGCCCCCCTCTGGTCTAGCAATAGAACCATGATGCAGCCAACCCACCGCAACTGGTCTGCCATGCCTAATTTCATTTTCTAATATTGCTGAATTACCGTCTGTAATAAATTTTGCTTTTAGACCGAGTGATTGCAGTGTTTGTACTTGTGCTACGGCTTCTGTTGAATCACCAAATTTTCTACGAATAGAATTATATTCATCATCACTTTGAACTGCTCCATAATATTTTGCTATCATTGCACAGCTACTAGAAAAACATTCTCTGTAACCAGTACCTGATTTATTATCAAGCTGATATTCATAGGGAACATCAAGAACAATGTCATTGATAATTAAATCTTCGTTGCAACCAGGAGTTCCTGTTTGTTGATCCATTATTTGAATCAATTTTTTGGTGTAGTCTGGATCGGTTGCATAACCTTCGCTAACTAATAGTTCAGCGCATTCATTACGGCTTGAGGCTCTATTGACTCCCTGGTAGCCCTTAAAATCCTTATACCAACGGTTAACAAGATATTTTACGCAATCATCAATAGAATCAAAATCAATAAAACCGTCTGTAATAGTAATCCATTTGTTATCAATAAATTCAGATGTTTCACAGTCTGAACCACCGGCTCCCTTTAGCCCGAAGTAATTATGTTTACCTGATACATGTTTACCCCAGCTGGATTCCAATGCCCATTGTGCTGCTACACATTCAGGATATTTTGCGCCTGCTTGTTTGGCCGAATTATAAATTCCGTCCCAGGTATTATTACCTACATTCTTTTTATTTGTTACTTCTCTATATTTAGAAGCAAAAATATTTAAGATTTCAGGAGATACTTTGGTTTGAAGCCAGTTCCAGGCATCAATCTGATGCTCTAAAGCATCGTAATATTTTGCTGCGTCTGTAAATTTAATCGTCATTTTTGTTAAGGACTGTTTTTTTGTAATTACCTTTATACACTTTAGGACCTATATGCATACAAGTGCTTGAAAAATCAATCCAGATTTCAAAACCCAAATCATGTAATTTTTCACAAAGAAAAACATCTTCTCCCATAAAACCTTCTCCATTAAAATCATATTGACAAATATTTTTTATTTTGTTTCCTCTAAAATAAATATCTACACTATTTTTGCTTAATGTCTGTAAACTTTTTTTGCTTAATTTTAAACAACTTGTACTAACAATATTAACTGCCTGTAAATTACCTTCGATTGTTTCAAATTGTTCTTCATCTTCAAACCAAAAATCATAAACTTCTTCTCCTTCAATTTTTTTAACTGTTGGTATCGCAATAACATCTTTTGGATTTTTAATTATGTTAATTAAAGTATTTGGATTACAACAAACGTCTGCGTCAATAAAAATCATACAATCGTAATCTTGTTCAACAGCAAGAGACATTAATTGATTTCTTGCCATGGGCAAAATACTTTCATAAGAAAGCATGCAGACATCAATATTAATATTATTGGCGGCTCCTAATTTAGAAATTTCATTTATTGTAGACGCATAATAAGCATCTACTTGCCCATGCAAGGCAGGTGTAGCAATTAATACGTTGGTTGGTTTTTTCTGATCTGTTCTAAAACTTTTTGCCATTGAGGAATTCTTTTTTGCCATGTCCAGTTTTCGTTATAGAACTCAGTTTGTTTTTTAAGTTTTAATTGATTTTCTGGTGTCCAATAAGAATCAATTACTTCGTTCAATACGGTAGCATATTTTTCAGCCAATCGAAGATAATCGGAATCATAACAAACAAAATCAGCGTATTCTCCGCATGTCTCTGATAGTGCTCCATAATTAGTAACCACTGCTTGACATCCAGCGCACATGGCTTCTATTGCTGCAATGCAAGATGTTTCTTCAAAAATACTTGGATATGCAAAAATATGTGCTTCTTGCAAGGCATCTCTTATTTCTTGATTTGTTGCGTATCCTTTATAGTTAATACCAGGGGTATTTTTTAATTCATCAAACAAAGGTTCAAACTTATTTCCTAGCATTTTTTCAAATACAGGGCCATAAATTTTAGTAGAGGAATACACATCTAATTCAATATCGTTGCGATTTAAAATTTGAAATGCTTTTAATAATACGTGTAACCCTCGCCAAGGGGTTGAAGTGTGTATTAATTTTAATTTTTTCCCCTTAGATTTTGGTTTAGGTAAAAATTTTGTTGTTGCATTTTTTATGACTATTGATTTCCATGGGGGTGTATTAAATTTTTCTCTAAATTTTTGATGGCACCAATGCGAATTGTAAATAAAACAATCAATTTTATTTACAAAGCTACCACTTTTCATTCCTTGTACATTATCCTGGTCATAACTTAATTGTTGCAAAAGAATATTTTTTACACCCGGAACAATTAAATTTTTATCACAATTACAAACAATTAAATTAATCCCTTCAAAATCAAGATAACTCTGAAGGGACTCAACTAAAATCTCAGTTCCACCTTTGGGTGTACTTGGCATTCAAAAAACTAATCTATATTGATTATAGATAATTTTAAGCGCCTTGCAATTGAGCAATGGTTTGTTCGGCTGCTTCTAAACGATCAATTAATTGTTTAACGGCTTGAACAAGAATTGGATACGTTTTAAGTGGGGCTGCTTCTAGTTTCTCAGGATTTGAATCAAGAACTAAACTTGTATATTCAGTAGTATTTAATTCAGTTTCTACTGTCTGTAGTTCCTGAGCAATAAAACCATAATCTTTTTTACCATTAAACTCACTGGGAGAATAGACACGTTCTCCAGAGACCATGGTTACTTGAGGGTCTCTACGTGCCCACTCAAACTTAACGGGTCTCAATCGTTTAATAAAATCAATACCATGATCGAGATCCGCAATATTTGTTTTATCTCTTTCATCAGAAAGACTAGTAATACTTGTTTGATTACATCTTAATGTTGTAATCAAATTATTACCTAGTGTAATTTCATTGTTAACACCTCCGGCCGAAGGTTCAGAATTATGACCAATAAATGTACAATTTGATCCGGTAACAAGACCAAGGCCAGCGTACCCTGCACTATTTCCTATTGCTGTATTGAATCCTCCGGTTGTCAATGAAAATAGCGCAGCATTTCCTACGGCTGTATTTCCGATATTTAAGTTGCTAGAAAGAGAAGCGTATCCTACAGCGGTATTATAGTATCCAACTTGTGTGCTAATAAGAGCATCGTATCCTACAGCGGTGTTTTGAAAGCCATCTTGAACGCTCCTGCCCGCTCGATATCCTATTAGTGTATTGCCGTCGCCTGTTGTTATACTTTGACCTGCTCTATATCCAACAAGAACTGAACCAACTGTATGTCCATTTGATGCATTGTCAATACCAATAGAAACATTTTTGGATACCTGTGAGTTACCGAAATGATTAAACATATTACTACCGATTAATATATTGTCTCCACCTGTATGTGTTACACCTGTTGGCGAACATATATTCTTTCCAATCAGTACATTGTTGGGGCCAGAAATAGTGCTGCCGCAGAATGAGCCTACATAAACATTGCTGTCTTGAGGTTTATCATCCTTGGCCAGATCGCTGCCAACTGCAACTGTATATGTCCAAGAATTAGTCCAAGCTGTAACAAAATGATTACTAGCTATATAACTGCCTATTGCAACATTTCTGGTTCCAGAATATATTCCCTTCGCACAGTTATTACCTCCTATCATAACGGTCGATGTTAAAAATCCTGAAGATTCACTGGCAACTCTATAACCAATAGCAACATTCTCGCTGGTGTTGTTATCGGGTGAAGGATAAGCTTCCTCTCCAATAACTATATGATTATTTGTACCACTGTGAGAAATACCTGCACGATGTCCAATATAAACACCACCGCTAACAGTGTTACCACTTTCTAATGCATAATTGCCAACAACAGTAGTGTTAAATAGACTTCCTCCTGCGTTCTTCGATGAGTAATTACCTATGCTTATATTTCCAGTGGCATCATAAATTGAATTAAGAGCTTCATGGCCAACAATTACGTTATTTTGAGCTTCAAATGATGCCAGAGTAAATCCGCTGTCTATTCCTGCATTATTGCCTATAGCTATAATGTTTGTCTGGGTAGCCTTAAATGTTCCCGGATTAGATGAAGTGGCTGTTCTATAACCAATAAGTATTGTTCCTGATGGATTCCTGGTATTTGCACCTGCACCCCATCCAATAACTGTATTTTGGTTGCCGCTTGTGCCAGTTACACCTGATAAAGCAAAGGCACCAATAATGACACCGCTTGTTAAGGGCTTAGGTACTGTTCCTGTTGGTTGAAGACCTGCTCCCGCTTCAAAACCCAAAATAGTAGAGCCACTTGCTCCAAAAGATCCTGTAACAACAGCTGTACCAACACCTAATGTGGTTGTGCCTGGGGAACCAAGTGTTGAGCCACTTAAATTGGGTACAGGTGCCCAGCTTAAATTTGTAGCTCCATCACTAACTAAAGCGTAACCAGATACAGATGCATCACTAGATGGTAATCTCCATCTTATGTTTGTAAATGCTGCCATGCCAGTAGGTGGGTTAAAACCGACTGAATTGGCTGTTCCACTTTCGTAAAAATCTACTCCTGCTCCATCTGTAAATTGAATAAGACCAAGCCCAGCAAACGGTGATCTAGTATTGCTAATGGTCATGTATCCATAGCCACCAGCTGCAAAATTACCTGTACCGCCAGTTATGAATCCTCCACTTAAACCAGCTGCATTTAAATAGTTGTTTGCAGTGTTGTAAGATAAACTAGATGTTGCACGAGCAAGTCCACTTCCAGTGGTATTGTCTTTTAAAACAGGATAAATAAGCCCTGCTCCTGGAATTGAGCTTGCATTAATACCTGTTGAGTAAAGCTGTCCACCTCCTACAGGTGCCCAGCTTAAATTTGTAGCTCCATCACTAACTAAAGCATAGCCAGATACAGATGCATCACTAGATGGTAATCTCCACCTTATGTTTGCTAGTCCCATCCCAGTAGGTGCGTTAAAACCGACTGAATTGGCTGTTCCACTTTCATAAAAATCTACTCCTGCTCCATCTGTAAATTGAATAAGACCAAGCCCAGCAAATGGTGATCTATTATTGCTAATAGTGAGGTATCCATAGCCACCATTTGCAAAATTACCTGTACCGCCAGTAATAGTTGTTCCACTTAAACCAACTGCATTTAAATAGTTGTTTGCAGTGTTGTAAGATAAACTAGATGTTGCACGAGCAAGTCCACTTCCGGTGGTATTGTCTTTTAAAACAGGATAAATAAGCCCTGCTCCTGGAATTGAGCTTGCATTAATACCTGTTGAGTAAAGCTGTTCACTTCCTACAGGTCCCCAGCTTAAAGTTCCAGATGCATCACTAACTAAAGCGTAACCAGATACAGATGCATCACTAGATGGTAATGCCCATCTTATATTTCCTGCAATGCCAGTAGGTGCGTCAAAACCGACTGAATTAGCTGTTCCACTTTCATAAAAATCTACTCCTGCTCCGTCTGTAAATTGAATAAGACCAATAGAAAATGGTGATCTATTATTGCTAATGGTGAGGTATCCATAGCCACCAAGTGCAAAATTACCTGTACCGCCAGTTACTGTACTACCTGTAATATTTGTGAAGTCCCCTGTACCTGCTTGTACGGTAATACCAGAAATAACACCGCCTGTAGAATAAACACCTGATCCAAAAATACCAGATCCGGTTACAAAAATATCTTCAACAAAAAAAGCGTCACCAGTAACTGTTAATCGTTCTTTCGTAACGCCTGTTACAAAAGTAGCTGTATTTGCGTTTAATACATCAAAATTACCAGTTTGGCCGGTGATTGTATTACCTGAAATGGTACCGGTAGAGGTGTGACCACCGACGTTTAATACATCAAAATTACCAGTTTGACCAGTAATAGTAGTGCCTGACAATAAAGTCAGTGCATGGATTTCAACACCAGTAATATAAGTAAAATCACCCGTAGAAACAGCTAATCCACTAAAGTTACCAGAGGGTGCGAGAACAGTTTGAAATTCGCCGGTAACACCTGAAATAGTTCCTGAAATAACAAGGTTTTCTGCATTAACATCTATTAGACCGGAAACGTTTAAGGTTGCTTCGCCACCACCACTGGTGTAAATAATTTGATCAACTTTTACTTTACCGAATGCCATGTCTTTGTTTTATTTTTAATTATAATCGCTTTAAATCTATTTATACTGTCAGCCAAATTGAGCCAGTTGGTACTGTAACAGTAACTCCACTTGATAATGTAAGTGGTGTAATTGAAAATCCATTAAAACCACTTTCAATTATTTGATCTTCTTCGTAAACTATTTTAGTTTCAATCATTGCGCCTCTGATCATTCTTTCTGTTCTTAGACCAGAAGCTCCTGAAATATAACCGCTAGAAATAATATTTCCCGTTGTTGTGGTAACAAAGTTTGCAACAGTAAAATTACCGGTCGTAGCTGTAACAGTTACTGATTCAATTAAGGTGCCACCAGTAATAAAATCTCCGGAAATAAGATCTGTAAAAATTCCTGTGGAGCCGGAAACAAAGTGAATGCTGCCCGTGGTGCCTGTCATTGTGGTACCACTTAATAAAGCAGTAACAACTCTGGTACTGCCTGTAATTCTGCTTACAGATAAATCTTGACCCGCAATAATTTCACCAGATAAGGTATCTGTAAAAGTACCCGATACACCACTTACAGTTGTAAAATTACCTGTTTCAACATCAAGAGTTCCAAATCCAATTGTATTTCCGGTTAAGTTATCAAATAAACCTGTTGTTCCTGTAACAGTAATACCTTTTACTGTTGTTCCGGTAATTGTTGTGCCTGTGATTACAGTTGCTGTAATGGATTCAAAATTACCAGTTGTACCGGTAATGGTTGTACCGGTAATCGAAATGGCATTAAAGCCACTAATTGTTGCTGTTTTAAATTGTCCGGTTTGACCAGTGATTGTTAAACCAGAAATTTTTGTTGTGGCATCTAATCTTGAAACATTAATAATTTCAAAATTACCTGTAGTACCCGTAACGGTTATTCCTTGAACATTGGTACCGCTAATGCTTGAGAATTTACCGGTTTGACCGGTAATGTTCACACCAGTAATATTTGTTCCTGTTATTGACGTAAATTTACCCGTAACACCGGTAATTGTTGTACCGGTAATATTGTTTGCATTTATTGTTTCACCTGTAATTAAAGTTGAACCTGTAATTGTGTTTGAAGTAATGTCACCAAAGGTGCCAGTAATTCCGGAAAGAGTAGTGCCACTTACTGTTCCGGTAATAGATATATTGCTTTGAAAGAAACCACTACCTGTAACAGTTAAATCTCCACCAATTTCAACATCACCTGTTGTTGAAATACTGGGAATGTTTACTTGATTTATAAATGTACCAGTTAAAGCTGTTAAAGAGGTAAATTGTCCAGTAACGCCAGTAATTGTTTGACCACTTAGTTTAGTTGTAAAAATACCGGAAACAGCTTGCTGCGTAGTAAATAAACCTGTATTACCAGTAACCGTGTTTCCGCTTAGTTTTGTTGTAAATGTTCCTGTTTCTCCTGTGATTTGATTAAAATCACCTGTTGGGGATTTAATTGTTAAGCCGGATATCTCTGTAGATCCCGTAATAAATTGGCTTGTTAAAGAAACAAAATTACCAGTTGTTCCGCTAAAGCTTATAAACTTACCGGTTTGTCCTGTAATTGTTGTTCCCGTTAAAGAAGTAAATGTTCCAGTATTTCCGGTAATTGTTGTTCCTTTTATGGTTGTACCGGTAATGGTTAAACCAGTAATATTAGTTCCACTAATATTTGAAAACTTACCTGTAATCCCGGTAATTGTTGTGCCGGTAATGTTTGTTGATTGAATGTTTGTAAATTTACCTGTTTCACCGGTAATAGTGGTACCAGATAACGTACCGGTTGTATTAATTGCTGCGCCAGTAATAGCAGCGCCACTAACTAAACTAAATAAACCACTAACACCTGCAATTTCTTGGCCTGTAACTTGTGTGAATTTACCTGTTGATCCTGTTACAGTGGTCCCCGTAACGACTGTAAAACCTGCAGATGTACCTGTAATTGTTACACAAATAATTTCTGTAATATTTCCTGTTGTGATGTTAGCATTGGTACCCCTTAAGTCCGAACCAGTAATTGTGTTGCCGCTGAGTAAGTTTCTAAACTCTCCGGTTCCCGTGCAAACTAATTGGTTAAAGGTACCAGTGCCCGATATTTGAACGTTTAGGGGGGCAAACGTTCCACCAATAGTAAGATCGTTATCAACTGTTAAGCTACCGGCAATAATGCCACCAGTTAACTGTAAATAATAAATATTATAATATTCCCTGGATGCAAGGAAAGTAAATTTTCTATTTTTAAGTCCCGGATCTATTTCAGAAACATCAACAACCGTATATAAATCGTCGTTTGCAATATCTGCACCCGCGATTGCTGATAATTCTGAGATCTTCCTATCTGCCACTTAACATATTCATGCCTACTCGTAATTATAATTCCACTGCATCTCTATTATTTTTGCATTTTAATTTCAATTCGAGGTAAATATTCTGATGTTGCATTCCAGCAGGATTGCAATCCAAAAACCAAGCCGCATGAAAGCGTGAACATCAATAAAATTTCTGCTAGTGTTAAGCTTCGTCTTACCACTCTAGTTTGAATATTTTGATTTCTTTGTTGATTGGGTAGTGGTTGTGGAATAGATGGCTGAGGCGTATTTCGGCGTTCTAAAACCTGTCTGACGGCTAATTCTTTTGCCTGCCTTTTCATTTCCGCAATCATTTCCGGAGAAAATTGGGGAGTATTTTCAACCTGTGGTTCTTGGTTTTCCATGATCGGTTTAATTTTTTTATAGACTAGCATTAAATTAAATGTATTGCGTTATGAATGGCATTAAAAAAGCAATAGAAGATGTAGCCCATGAACTTAAAAGTATAAAAAATGTACTTAATTCAATGTGGTATGACAATCACCCCGATAAAACCTCCTCGTCCCTTTGCCCCGATGCCTATGCAGATGAATATATTTCCACTGAAGAATGCGGCAGAAGATTAAATATTTCTGATCAAACAATTAGAAACTGGATTGCGCTTGGCAGAAGCAAGCCAGATGCTGGCTGGAAAGAAGGCGTCCACTATATCAATATAGTTCCCGATGGTCAAAGAAAAGCAATTATAAGAATCCCATGGAATCAGGTCATACAATCATTTATCAAAAATAAAAAAATTGAGTCTTCCGATCTTTATAAAAAAAAGCCTTTATATAAAACATCTCATAAGGACTTAATTTAAAATGGCTAATCGTTTTGATAATTTGGATCTAGAATCCATAACATTAGATAATTTCAAAGAAAAGCTACCGGTTTCTTTGGTCAAGCAGGTGTCTTGTTTTTTGCCTCCAGAGGGATCCTTTGATTCAAAGTGCCTTCAAAGGTATCTTGAAAATTTAAAAAACTATGAGCAGGAGGATGAAGGATTTCAAATGACTCTGGCAAATAGATTGAGAATGGCTTTTAGAGATATGAAGCCGGATACAATCTGCGGTAAGTTTCCCTTGGCGGAACTTCCCTTAAAACGTCGATTAAGGTGTGTAGCAGAATATTTAATTAGGTCTGGTGAATTTGATAAATTAAAAGACGAGAATGGCAAGTTGATTAAAAAAAGAGGCAATCTTGGTAAATTAGTTGTAATATACAGGCCTCTTCCAAAACTATTAGAATCTTTATCTAAACAAGGATTGTTTAAAAAATGAACAACAGAGAAAAGTTAATTCGAGCAACCCTTGGAAAAGACATTGATGAAGAAAAAGTAAAGATGCTTGAAACAACATCTAAATTTATTTTAGGTGATATGTGTAAAATGTATAGAAAGTTTTGGATGCACGAGGGTCCTGGGGTACTTTGTTTTCAGCCAGATGGTGAGCGTACTGTTTTCTTTTTAACACTAAAAGAAATTCATGCAGCCGAAGAAGAGTGTGAATCTCAAAACAATGGTGATTTAGCTGAAACCTTTAGAAGGATTCTGGCGGCCGCTCAAAAAATAAATCCAGAAGAAAAAGCAGCGTACATCATCAATGATGATAGTGGAATACGTTATTTTGAAGTTGAGTATGAAAAAGATAAACAATAATGGCAATACCCAATATTCGTTATGGTCTAGATGAAGACCGAGAATATATAACAAACTATGATTTAACCTCTGCTGCGCACGAACTACTGGGAGGCATTGAGTTAGATGTTGCTAGTTCAAATTTTGCTAATGAGCATATAGAGGCTGAAAATTATTTTACCCCAACCGACGATGGGTTAAACTTACAGGATTGGTTTGGTCGTGTGTATTTATTTCCTCCGGCGGGGGCTTACTTTTGGCATAAAAAAGAAGATCGCTGGAAGATGACCAGGGCTTCTTCTCCTAGTCTGGTTTCATCACATGCTGTTTGGTTTAGAAAACTTTATAAATCTTGGTGGAATGGTGACATTGAACAAGGTTTATATTTTACAAATTGTCCTGATATGATTCGATATGAACAAAAAATTTTTGATTTTCCTGTGTGCATTTTAAAAACCGCACCTACTTTAATTAAAAAGACGAGTAAAGGTGTAACAGAGCAGCGCACTTGTACTTCTCTTTTGGTTTATCTTCAGCCAAAACAGGATCCCACTTCTAGTACTGAAAAATTTATTGAAATTTACTCCCCAAAAGGGAGGATTATTGTTTAATGTAGTTATACAAGGAAAGTACACTTCATGTCAGTGTTGTCAGATTGGGAAATTAAAGAGCTTGCTGAACAGCATGAAATGATTTCTCCTTTTATTGATTATTCTTGTAAAGAAAAAAATGGCAAACGTATTCTCAGCTACGGTCTTGGTTCTTATGGCTATGATATTCGTTTATCTCCTAGCCAATGCTTAATCTTTGGCGGTACTCAAAGAGGAGATTGTGATCCTAAAAATTTTGATACGGATATTTTAAAGCCAGCTGAGTTATTAGAAGATGAAAACGGTCAATATTTTATCCTGCCTCCCTATGGTTATTGCCTTGGCGTTGCGCAAGAACACTTAAAGCTTCCCAGGAATGTAACAGTAGTTGCTGTCGGAAAATCTACTTACGCTAGATCGGGAATTCTTGTTAACATTACTCCAGCTGAAGCTGGCTGGGAAGGATACCTTACTCTAGAAATTAGTAATTGTACTGGTTTGTTTAACAGGATTTATGCTGACGAAGGAATTACACAGTTAATATTTCATCGCGGTAAACCTTGTGCTGTTAGTTACCAGGACAGAAAAGGTAAGTATCAAAGCCAAAAGAAAGAGGTAGTTTTTTCAAAGGTTTAACCGTAAGGTTTACCTGAAAATCGTTTTGGTTTTTCTGCGTAGTTTGTTCCGCCTCCGCGACCAAATCGATCTCCATCAAAATAACCGGGTACATCTCCCCCTTCACCAAGGGGGTAATCTATTTCTGCTTTTTGTCTAAATTTATTTGCTGATTTAACTGCTCGCATGAATTTAGCTACGCGTTTTTGTTTATCATTTGTTCGACGAACAATACCTGCATCTCTTTCGTCTACTCTTCTTAAGTCTGTATCGTAAATTCTTTCCGGATTTAAATCAGTTACTTCACTACCAGAACTTGCGGAATCTTTTAAAGGATCGTAATTTAGGTCGAACAATTTCTTTATCTGATTTTGCCATAGTATTATTGTAAGAGAAGTAAATCAAACTAAAAATGTTAATGAATGCTGCGGGATTTTTGGATAGCTTTGTTCAAGATGAAGTTAGTTGTCGTTGTTTGACTGAAGCCGATTTTGGTCAACCTCTTGATAACACAGATAACGATGTGCCTCTGTATGATATGTATAATCGTGGTCTTGTAGCATGCGAAACGGGGATGGAAAGGAAAAATCTAGCATTAGAGGGGATGAGCAGGCCGGGGAAGACTGGTTACATTCCAGCAGTCGAAGAGGCACACATGTATCCGGGGACTCTTCCTATGTCGAGCGAGAGGGTGGGAATGAACCTTCCATCAGCGGATGTGACGATGGAGGGCATCAGATCCCTTCAGCGCCGTGGTTTGGTGATGTAGTAAATAAGCAACTGGAATCAGTTGTTTTCGAGGTTTCAGGTGACGCTGATACCGAAATCCATAAACTTAGTCGCTATCCAAGTCATATTGTTAATACATATGACTACGACAACAATATTGAAAATATGATTAATCATCCACCTCATTATTCTTCTGGTGGATTTGAATGCATTGAAGCAATCGAAGCGCAGCTAACCAAAGAAGAATATAGAGGGTACCTAAAAGGTAACGTTGCCAAATATATCTGGAGAGAAAAGCATAAAGGGGGTGTTGAGTCTTTAAAAAAAGCTCAGTGGTACTTGACACGTTTAATTGATACTAATTAAACAATTTCAAAGGGATCATCTTCTTCGTCGTCATCATCTTGTATCATGCAAGCTGCAAGTTCAGCTAGCTCTAATTCAGTGGGGACATCAAAGTCTATTTTAATGTTCTCACTATCCATGATTTCTTTTATAGCTTGCCACTCTAGCAGTCGTTGATGATAGAGATTCAAGAGAGCAGAATGCAGTTCTTCCCAAGTCATATCTTGGGCTTGAATCTCCGCCTTGCGCATCGAAAACTGCAGCTCTAATGGAAGAATAAACTCTTGAGCTTCGGGAATACTATCCATTAGTTTTGGTTTTCTTTTCTCTATTCTAATCTAACCAGAATCCTTTATTAACATCGAATTCATTGCCAAAATCCGCCAGGATTTGGGGAGCAATGTTTTCTTCTAACTTTCGAATTGCTCTAACTTGATTTGGTGTTGCCACATAATTACGAAAAGCATGTAATAAAATTTCAGTTGACCCCCATGCTGAATCATTTAATTCACTAAAAAATAATTTAATTTCTTCTCTTCTTCTGTCTACTAAATTACCAATAACATTATGATCACAATCAAAGATCCATCTAGAAAATTGTGTGGCAACCTCAAGCCAATCTTCGTTTTCAATGTGCTCTGAAATACAAGTAAATAAAAATGGCGACCATCCAATTGAATGTATAAAAGAAACTAGCGCCTCACGCATTGATTCATCAATATTTAAATTTAATTTATCTAAATCCTTGTTAATTAAATTAATTTCACTATTTAAATATTCCAGTGCCTTTTCTTCGGTGCAACGGTGCTCACCGCTTACTGCTTCACCATCAGGATAGTATTGTGTTCCATAGCCAATGGTAAAGGGGGCGTCACCAGTGCATGGATCTGGATATGCCTTTTCATTGAATCCTTCATATTTACATATCAAATCTATCGCATTTGAAAAATTCAACATGTTAATGATAAATCATTATCAATAATATAACAATTTATTTGCCTTGTCCACGTAATTTTTTTCTTCCGTGATTGCTTTTTGAGTGCTTACCCTGTCCTTGGCTCGTTTTTTTGGGAGATCCTTGAATGTAGCTTTGATTTTTCATTCGTCTTTCAAAGAGGCTTCACATAGCATACTAAATAAAAATGTTTTCAGTTGCAAGTAATCTTCTTGTTGTTCAGCGGGTCTTGCTGGAGAGCCAGGCCAATTTTTAATTGCATCGCAAACGGCATCGTATAATGTACGAATGCTTAACAAATCCAGTTCACATTTAATTACCATTTTACTTTATGCGACCAGTAACGTGCGGAAAATTTATCAGGATTAGAGTCTTGTGCATTATGTCTTGCGTAATATGATTTTTTTCTTGCTTTATCTTTGGCTGTTTTAGGGTTCTTACCTGCACCCTTTACGCCTTGCTGACCGAAGCGTATAATTTTTTCCTTCCCATCTTTGCATGCCTTCACTACATGCGACTTGGTGGCGTGGCCGGGTGTCTTACGTGGCTTGTTGCAGGCCATGTCTTCTTTTGCTAGCTTTGCAGCTTTAGCTGCTTTTTTTCTTTTATTAGACATTAGGCTTAATAAATGAAGTGAATTCTGCTAAGAAACCTTTGGCTGTATCAGACATATCTTCTTCTTCATCATAACTCCCAAATATATCAAAAAACCCTTCTTCTCTTTCTCTTGTTTCAGAGCTATCTTCTTCTTCATCAAAATCTTCAAGAAAAGTATTAAAAGTTCCCAGGGCGGTAAATGGGTCACTCATCTCTTCTGAATCAAAGGCAAACTTAAATCCCTTTGGGTCTGAGATCGTTGCAATTAATTCAAGGTCTTCTCGGTTTTGATCTGGTGCAAACGTCTCAAAAAATTCACTTTCAGATCCTTGATACCCCGCATCTTGAAAAAATTTATATAATTGTGTGTCTGCAACTCCCCCTGTTTCTTTAAAGTCTTCTGGTCTTTGAATATAAGTAATACCTAAAACTTCTTGAGTTGGTTCTTTTCTTCTTTCGTTTAGATATTTAATCTGTTCCCGAATGGCTTGGGCTGTACCAGTTCTAATGTTTTGAACAATATATTCTTTTAATTCATCCAATGTTCCTTTGAATCCTTCCAGGCCAACTTCTTTCAGGGCTTTTTCGTATTCTTCAGCATTAGCTGGATCTAAGCCTATTAAAAATTCATCAGCAAACTCTTCAGGTGTTATAAAGCGACCGAAGACACTGTTGACCTGAGTTGCTCTATCTGTTAATACTTGAACTAATTTTCCATCTAAAAAATCTTGAATGCTTGTTGCATTAAAGTAATCTTCTGCTGGGTCAAAATTATAGTTTCCGTCGCCAGTCTTATAGCCTAAGAGATCAAAGTGTAATTTTGCAAAATCTTCTGCATTATTAAGATCATAGCCATAGCGATATGCTTGTTGTGCCCACGTACCATAATTTGGTGTTCCTTCAGGGGCATTTGCATTTACCAGTGAATCAGGGTTATTTTTTGCTATTTCCCAATCCCTATTAATAATTTCTGCTTGATTTATATATTTTTCGGGAGGGTTTTCAGTATCAATGGTACTTGTTCCCCTTTCTTTTATTGTTTCAATTGGATTCATGTAGTACTCATAATCAAAACTTCTTTGTTGCCCCTCCAATGGTTGCAGTACATCTTTGAGATATTCTTCTGATGCTGCTCTACCGGCATCACGTATAGCACTTGCAAAGTCTTCTGTTTGAAATGGATTTTTTTCTTTTTGTCTAACATCCATATATTCAACAAATTCATCCATTGAGCGAGATGTATTAAACCTAGGTTTTAAATAATCGTTTAAAAAAGAACGTAAAAATCTGCCATTAATGGCTTGCTCTTCATCATTTATTGTTACAACAAAGGCCTCTTCTCCTGTTTCTTCCTGCAAAGTTCTATCAAGTTCATCGATATCATCTTTATGTGTTTGCAGTAGTTCTTCTAGTTCTTTATTGTTATCAGCTTTGGAAATCGTTTCATTGGAAACATGTTGAATAATATTTTTTATTTCATTTAGATATGCGCTTTCTTCTGTTTCAGTATTTAGAAAATCATTTAATTCCTGAGAGCTTGAGAAGCCTGCTTCATTTAAAAAGTCTTGATTATATTTGTCAACTTGTTCTATGGTAATTTCACCTGTTTCTGGATTTTCCACCTCAACTTCTTCTGTTTCATACATATCAAAAAGAGGATAACGGTGTTGTGTTTTTTTATATGCTTCTAATATGTCTTGTCCTTTTTCTAAAGGTTCAAATTTTTCAATATTATCCAGATAGTATTGAGTGTTGTAGTTTCTAGATAAATTATTTTCAAACCAATTTTCCCAGTTATATTCAACACTGTTATTAACACCGACCAGGTCTTTAACGTTTTTTTCTAAATCTGCTCTGTATTTAGATGCATTACTACTTGTTAAGGGAAGTAATCCGCCTATTCCCGTATCATTTAATAAAGAATCCGTAATGGTAGATGCAGCATTAAATACTTCATCAAAGCTGCCAAAACCCTTTAAAAAGGCTAGATTTGCTTCTTCGGCTCTTTGTTTTTCAATTTCTGAAAGTGTTCTTTTTAATGCATCTTCTGTTAATGCACCAAATTTTCTGATTTCTTTTTTACTTTCATCACTAACAAAAGAATTTATAACATCTTCGGCATCTGTAATCCTAAGCTCTGCATCATAATTTTCATCTTCATTTCTAATATCTTCTAGTATTTTTGCGTGTCTTTTTGCTGTTTCATTGTCTGGATCGTTTAATGCATCTGAAGCGGATATTCTTAATAGGTTTAAAAAATGTAATGGCTTTTCTTGATTAAGTTCAAATAAAGGAATGCCATCTTCCCAGGTATATTGGTTCTGTAAATTCTTCCATTCTTCGCTTTCGCCTCCCATTGCTAGTTGATATTCCTCTCGCAACCTATTGAAAACTTCTCCCTCTTGTTCGAGAAGTTCACGAATCAAAGCGTCTTCATCGTCTCTTCCGACACCCAGTTGAATATTTCGAACGTTTTGTAGATCGCTATCAGTAACAAAATCAACACCTTTGTCAACAAGCTGTTCTGGTTTAATAAAATTACCTTCTTCATCTTTAGCACCATAGGCTAATATTTCATATGGACTATTGCCTCTGACTTGTTCGCCATTTTGAGTTCTAATTCTGTAATCATTACGATAAAAATTATCAGGAAGATATGTTTCGAAGGGAGTTTCTGCTCTTCTGGTGGTTGTGTCTACTCCATATAAATGCAACATATCAACATCATCTGTTTTGACAATCTTCTCCCATTGTTGTTTCGGTCCGTATTCTAGGTTTATTAAAGCTTCTTGGTTCTCATAGTATTGACTATCAAATTTATCTCTTGCATCGCCTAATCTTTCGTAAGGAGTTTCTTGATATAATTCCTCGGAAAGCTCTGACGGCGTTAAATCGGCACTTACATAAAACTCTCTAAAGGCATTTTCTAAACCCCTTGGATCACTAATACCTTCCCTTTGCAATTCTTCTAATAATTTATCTCTATTTTTTGTATAATCACCACTATATTCATTTTGACTTTTATCTAAAGTTGCTTGGGCAGCTGCTTTTGCCAGGGCATTAACACCTTTTTGGATTTTTAAATCATTTTGATAATTCGTAAGTTTTTCATCGTATATGTTTTTTGATACACTATATACTTCGTTATCGGCGTCAAACTTTTTTTTAATTTCTCCAGCTCTCTTTATTAAAAGATTACCAACCTCTCTTGCTCTGTCACTCGGACCTTGAGGAGTAACGTAACGTCCATCAGGATAGGCGTAACCAATTGCTCTATGGTTGCCAGGTATGGGTCTGCCTTCCTCCGCATATTGAACACGTGCGTCTTTTATCTGTTGATCGTTTGGTATATAAGCTGTTACTACATAATTATTAAATTGAGGTTGAACGGGCGCTGCGCCAGGGGGTACCGGGGTGGTATTAGTAGCTTCTAGGGGTACTTCTATCGTAATTCCATTACTTAAAGTAACAGGAAATTTTGCATCTTTTTTGAATCGAACGTAAGCCAATGGATACGATGTATCTCTATTGTCTAAAGTTGTTTCTTTGATTTCTGTAGATGTTGGATAAAAGTTTTCTGCTGGGATTTGATTTTGTGGAACTGTATTAGTCGGCGCTGATGTAGCCGGCGGTGATGTAGCTGGTGATGTAGCTGGTGGTGATGTGGTTGGAGCAACTGTAATGTTGGGATTATTTTGTACTTGAGGCGTATTTATTGCACCACCAAACGGACCGGGATTAAGAATAGTAAAGGTCATTTATTTACGCAGCTTCTGGATCTGGTGGTAAGTTATTTATATTATAAATATGTATATTGCAAGATATATACTCATCGGTTGTCCATGCTTTAATTCTTTCTAGTTTTACTTCACAAAAGTAATCCTGTTTGCGATACCATTCTTCCATATCCATACTACCTTTATTGTTATTACATCGCTGACAAGCTGGAATTAGATTGTTTCGGTTGCTAGAACCAGATTTAAATCTTGGAATGATGTGATCAAGTGAGGTTGCTGGTTTGCCACAATAACCACAGCTGTGGTTCCAGGCTTCGTAGATTGATTGACGATAACGCCTTTTCGCCATCCGAGGAGTTATCTCAATGAGCAAGGAGAGGGGCTCCGTCTCGTCATTGAACATCTCTTCAGTTGCGGTTACTTTATTTTAAGATTGGTAAATTTTTCTAAAATTAAAAGGCTTTATAAAATTACTTGATAAAACTTGATTTCTGTGTATGTTGAATATGTACGCCACTTTTTTCCATGGCAAACATGACGGGTTGGTCTTCCATCAACAAGACAGAAGAAGCGCTAGGGATTGATAGGAAGATTTTATTCCGCCTGCGGGATGACGGGACCCTCAAGCTTGGAAAACACTATAGCGCGTTTCCTGGAAAGACGTGGTCCCGTGACAGCTATTACTGGAACGTCAATGCCGTTAAGAAGCATTTGCAAGAGCAACAGTCTTCAGAGAATCAGATGATGGCTGGGTAGATCCAGAATAATACTTGCGTCTAATTTTATGCGCAAGTAATAGATCTGTAATGTTAAGATCTATTTTTTGGTTTGCCATTTCTTGATACAAACCGTAGCACAAGCTTTTGATACGACCCCACAATTGTTGGGGTCTTTTTTGTTTCAGTCCAAACAAAATAACCCACTGCGGATGCAGCGGGTAAATTGGTTTCTTTCTACTTTTTACTATAATACTGTTTTCTGGTCCCCAATTAAAATCCCATAACTTGTCTGGCTTGATGCCGTAAGTGGCAATCATTCCATAAAGCCATGCAACGTTTTTTAATTTACGGGAAGCTAAAAGACTAAAATAATCATTTACAATACGTTGGTCCGTAGGAGGCTTGGGTTCC